TATGTAATAAAATTAGATAAAGAAGAAATAAAATTATTTTTTAGTTAGTAAACTACACAATTTTTCTATACTATATATGTAACTTATTTTATTAAATTATTTTTATATTATTTTAATTTTTATTATTTTCTTATATGACCCAATAGTGTATAATAAGAGAGTAGGTGATTAACTTCATATAACCAACTAATAAGAAATTATTAACAATCCCCAAATACATCCCAGTGGCTTGGTAACCCACTGGGATTTTTTTTATTTAAACTAGTTAGTAAATATTGTAAAATTTATATACTATATGTGTAACACAAGATAAATAAAATTTGAGGAGTGATTTATATGAGATTAAATTTAACAAATAACAAAGAGGATAGACAACTTGTATTAGCTAAGGAACAAGAGGGAAAAATAAACTTAGTTAACTTACTTAAAAAGTATGGTGATGTAGTAGATTATATGACTGAACCAATGGTAGCTAATTTTTATGGAGTGCCAAATAAAACTATTAAAACGTTAGCAACTAGAAATGAAAATGAGTTAAAGGGATATGGATATAAAGTATATAAAAAAAGTGAAATTCTAAAGTTTCAAGATGAAACTTTAGAAAATGTACCAAATAGAGGATTGAGATTATATCCAACTAAAGCGGTAATAGTAGTAGGTATGATGTTAACTGACAGTCCAGTGGCTGAACAATTAAGAAGGGATATAATGGATATATTATTTGGTAATGAAATCGCGATACCAACTGAAAGCACTATTAGAAATGTAGTTAGCACTGAATTAGATAAAAGAGTTCCACAATTAGTTGGTTGTAAAGATGCTCAAGTAAAAGCCATTGTTAAAAGTGTAAAAGGTAATTTGAGAATTAAGAGTAAAAAACAAAACTATGCAGATTATGAAACTGTAATGGCATGGTTATTAGGAAAATATGGTGTATATAAACTGGAGGATATACCATTTAGTGATGACTTATTTGTTGATATAAAAAACTTCATCATAAAATTACAAGCAGTTGATAATAGACAAAAAAGATTATTTTAGTAGTTAGTAAAACAATGATTTTTTCTATACTATATATGTAAGGAACATGGGAAACCTCCTTATATACTCAACCCTTAATATCTATTTGTTTTTTACCTCGATACCTCCCCCCTTTGGTATCGAGGGTTTTTTTATGTTAGTAAAAGTTCATTTTTCACTATACTATAACTAAAGGAGGTTTTAGATATGTATGATGTAAAAGAATTTAAATTTATTAAAGATAAATGTTGGTTCAGAACTAACTGCCCTATGTATGGCACAAAAGATTGTAACTGTAGTTGTAGTGTATATTTTCAATATTATTATTTAGTCAACTTAGCGAATATTCCACCAAATAAACAACAGCCTGAAGACTTGAAGTTGAGTGCAGGTAATGATATTAAAAAGTATGAGTATCTTAATAGTATAAAAGAAAATATCAATGACTTTGTACATGATGGCTGTAACTTGTATCTATATAGTCCTTACTTTGGTAATGGTAAGACTACGTGGGCAATAAAGTTGATGAGTAAATATTTTAGTAATATTTGGAATGGTAATGGCACACGTTGTAGAGGACTATTTATAAATGTAGATGAGTTCTTAATGGCCAAAAGAAATGCGATAAAACGACCTGATATAAGATTAGAAGAAATGGAGAAATTAATCGCAACTGTAGACTTAATAGTGTGGGATGACATAGGAGTAACTAAGTTAAAAGAATATGACCATCAAATATTATTCAGCTTAATCAATCCGCGTATAGTCAATAACAAAGCTAACATATTTACAAGTAATGTTATTGATGAGCAATTGGACGATAATATTGGAGGTAGATTGTCGAGTAGAATATTAGATACAAGCACGATAGTTGAATTCACCAACAAAACACAAAGGAAACCAAAAGGGGTGAGAATATAATGGTACAGTTACAAGCTATAAATGATATACTGAATAATAATAATTTAGATGCATATACGAGTCAAGGGATAACAAAAGAGTATTTTAAAGACTATCAAGATGAGTTTGATTTTATATGTACTCACTTTAGAACTTATGGAAAAGTGCCTGACTGGGAAACATTCATGGGAAAATTTCCTGACTTTGATGTTGTTGAAGTATTAGAGCCATTAAAATATATTATCTATAATCTAAAGGAAAATTATCTATTTGACCAAGGAGTGGCACTATTTCAAGCTAGTGGTGATGTATTAGAACAGAATGCTTTTGATGGCTTACAACATATAGTCACAAGGGCACAACGTTTACTTGACCAAACTGTTCAGAGTAATGGAGTAAATATTAACAATATGGTTGATGAGAAAATAAAGGACTTAGAGAATAAACGTGCTAAAGGTGGTATGTTAGGAATTGGTAGTGGCTTACCTGAACTAGATAAGATACTTAATGGATGGCTACCAGGTGAAGAACTAGTAACTATAGTTGGTAGAGTAAACCAAGGTAAATCTTGGCTATTACAAAAGTTTCTAACAGAGGCAAATAAACAACATAAAAAAGTATTACATTATAGTGGTGAGATGGGAGTATTACAAGTAGCATATAGAAATGATACTTTAGGTATGAACTACACTAACTCTCAATTAATGAGAGGAACAATAGCAGATGGAGATTATACTCAATATATTAATGACTTAGAGACTAATAAAAAATTACCTCCATATATAGTAGTAACACCAGTAGACTTTGGAGGTAAAATGTTAACAGTGAGCAAACTACGTGCTCTTATAAAAGAGTATAAACCCGACATAGTTGGTATTGACCAAATATCATTAATGGAAGATGAGAGACGAGCAAAGGGAGACCAAACAAGAACTCAGTACACACATATTGCTCAAGATTTATTTAATATGAGTACTGAATTTAGTATTCCAATTATAGTCGATGCTCAAGCTAATAGAAATAAGGCGGATGTAGATAAACCTGAGAATCCTGAGTTAGCAGATATAGGTGAAAGTGATGGTATTGCTCAGAATAGCAGTAGGGTTATATCTCTTGTGCAGACTAAAGCGGGATTGAGTCTTAAAATAACTAAGAATAGATATGGAGAAAATAATAAGCAATTATTATATGTGTGGGACATAGACAACGGCATATTTTCCTTTGTGACTGAACAACTGGAAGATGGAGCTGAGATTGAGCCACAATTACCACTTAGAAATAATAATAAAATAAATGACGTTACTGATGTTTTTTAGTTAGTAAAATGGCATTTTTTTCTATACTATATATGTAGAGGAAATGTGGCGGCACATTCCTTTACTTCATAATATAACTCCCCTTTTTTACCCTGGCATTGGAGCGGACAATGTCAGGGGTTTTTCTTTTTTAAATTGTTAGTTAGTAAATTATAGAAATATAATATAATATATTTAAAGGAGTTGATTATATGTTAACTGGTAAGAAAATAAGAGAAATGGAAATTGAAAAAGATTTAGTGGCAGAATTAAAATGGCTCATAAACAAAGCGGTGGATGAAGGTGATTTATTATTTGAACACCTAGACCCACTATTTGATTTATTATATAAAGTTCAGGAGGGATAAATATGAGATGTGAACAATGTGAAGAAAGATTAGATTATGATTATTTAGTATTAGAATTACCAGACTATTGTGGTTATAAGGAATTAAACTTTTGCAGTACTGAGTGCTTGGACGAGTGGATAGAAAACCATAGTAGATGGGAGTTATGTGAAGATGATTAATGTAAATGGCATGGAACTTGATACAACGTATCAACAGTTATTAATTGATTTAAAAGGTAGTTTGATGAGTAATGGAATATTTTTATTGAATGATATAAAACCCACAGGAGATAACATCATGATAACTTGTCCAGTACATAAAGATGGACATGAGCGAAAGCCCTCTTGTGGGGTTTCTATTGTTCCAAAATATCAAGGGAGTAAAATAATAGAGCCTGGCACAGTACACTGTTTTACTTGTGGTTATACTGCATCACTGATAAGTTTTATTAGTTCTTGCTTTGGCTATAACGATGGTGGAGTATTTGGGAATAAATGGATTAAGGCTCAATATAATACAGGTCTAACTCATAAAACCCGTAAGGTGGAGCTAAATTTAAGCAGAGGAACAATTACTCAAGAGGAGCTACCAAACGTCCCTGAGGAGGTGTTACAAGGTTACAGATACACTGTTGGTTATATGTATAGTAGAGGTTTGACCGATGATATAATAGAACAGTTTGACATAGGGTATGACAGTAAAGATGATTGTATAACTATCCCAGTTACCAACTTAAAAGGTGAAGTAAAATGGATACAACGTAGAAGTATTATAGGTAAGAGATATTATATACCAAGTGGCATAAATAAAACTGATTACCTACTGGGAGCAAGTGAGATACTGAGACAGAAATTATATAGACAGCCAGTATATATAGTGGAATCTCCATTTAATATGTTAACTCTTTGGAAGTTAGGTCATCCCGCTATATGTATATTTGGTACTGGAGGAGGAAATCAGTATTCTATGTTGAATAAATTACCTATAAGACATTATATAATAGCACTAGACCCAGACGAGGCAGGCAAGAATGGTAGTAGAAAATTATTACATCATTTAGGTAAGACTAAGTTACTGAGCAAAGTAAACTATTTAGATAGTAGAGACATCAACGATTTAGACACTGAATTTGATAAATTAAAAATTTCTTCAATAAATATATAAAAAAGTGTTGATTAATTATATAAATGTCTATATAATTATAAGTATAAAAAGTAAATAAAAAAAATACAGTTCAGGGGGAATGATGTATGTTTAAAGATGTAGTTAAGGTTTATGGTTTAAAACACACTGATGAGGAATTAGTAAGAGATTACCAAGCAGGTTTTCATGATGAAGTTATCGCTTATGTATTTGAGACAAATAAAAGTTTATTCTATCAAGTAAGTAAAAAATATGTTGGTGTAAGTGATGATGAAGTTACAAGTATAATATTAGAACAAATATGGAAATGTTTTGAAAACTTTGATGCTGAAAAGAGTACTAGTGGTAAATTAACTTCTATGATATGTGTTTATATTAAGAACGCATTAAGAACTCTAACACAAAGTAATGCAAGTAATAAGAGAAAAGCCAACAACGGTGACCAATGTACTCCAATGAGTTGTTATGAAACAACTGAAGATAGATGGGAGGAAGCAAGTGTTGAAGATGAATATGACAAAGTAGAATTATCTGACTTAGTACATAAGGAAGATTTATCTGAAAAACAATTACAATACTGTATGGTAGCACTTGACCATATGTGTGATTTACAACAATCTCATATGGCAAGGGAAATTGGAGTTAGTACTGCAGGAGTTGTTGGAATTAGACGTGCATTACAAAAGAAATTAAATTATTTATTAAGTTAGTAAAAAACGAAGTCTTACTATACTATATATAGTAAGACTTTTTAAATACAAAGGAGGTAGTTATATGGAACTACAAGATTGGAAATTAAGTGAGTTAGGCGAAGATATTTGGAAGAAAAAATATCAACGCAATGGTGAAAGTTTTGAAGACTGGCTAGAGAGAGTTAGTGGTGGTGACTTGGATGTAATACAACTTATAGTGGATAAAAAGTTCTTATTTGGTGGTAGAATACTTAGTAATAGAGGTATTACTAATAGGGGAGTTACTTACAGTAATTGTTATGTAATTGCACCCCCGGAAGATAGTATTGAAGGTATATACATCACTGCAATGAAGTTAGCCCGTACATTTAGCTATGGAGGAGGTTGTGGTGTAGATATTAGTACACTTAGACCAAAAGGAGCCGAGGTACATAATGCAGCCCTTACAACTAGTGGTGCCGTATCCTTTATGGATGTTTTAGAACAGACTGCAAGGGTTATTGGACAAAATGGAAGACGTGGTGCATTGATGATAAGTATGGATAGTAGCCACCCAGATATACATGACTTTATAGATGCCAAACTAGACAACAAACTAGAAAAATGTAATATTTCCGTACGTATGAGTGCCAAGGATATGGAGGATAAACCGAAAATATTAGACCACATTGCAGCAAACAATTATGACTGGGCTGAACCCGGTATATTATATTGGGATACAATAGAGTCCTATAACTTATTAGACGAGTTTAAAGACTTTAAGTATGCAGGAGTTAATCCTTGTGCTGAAGAACCATTACCAGCTGGTGGTAGTTGTTTATTAGGTGCCTTAAATTTAAGTGAATTTGTAGAAAACCCATTTACACCACAAGCTGCATTTAATATACCTGAATTTAAACATGCAGTAAGAATAGCTATTAGAGCTTTAAATAATGTATTGGATGAAGGGTTAAAATTACACCCATTAGATGAACAAATATTAACTGTAAATGATTGGAGACAAATAGGACTTGGCATAATGGGGTTTGCTGATATGTTACTTAAAATGGGTTGCCAATATGATTCAGCACGTGCCCTAAATATAATTGATATGGTAGGTAAAACACTAGTTAACACAGGATTAGAGGAAAGTGCCTTACTAGCTATGGATATTGAATCCTTTCCTAAATGTGAAAATAAGAAATTATTAGCAAGTACTTTTATACAAGTATTAAAAAATAGTAATGTTATTGAAGAAAATACTATTAACCTTATAAGACAACACGGTCTTAGAAATAGCCAATTATTCACTATTGCACCAACAGGAAGCATAAGTACAATGTTAGGAGTTAGTGGTGGAGTAGAACCAATATTTGCTACACACTATACAAGAAAAACTCAATCCCTACATGGAGAAGATGTATATTATAATGTATATACTCCAATAATACAAAAGATGATTGATACAGGAGTAATATCTGAGGAAAATGTAAGTACTATAGCCACTGCTCAAAATATAGACCCGTTTGACAGAGTTACAATACAAGCTCAATGGCAAAGATTTATTGATGCTAGTATAAGCAGTACTGTTAATGTTACTAATGATACAACTGTTGAAACTATAAGAGATTTATACCAAGCGGCATGGGAAGAAGGTTGTAAAGGACTAACAATTTACAGAGCCGGTTGTAAAAAAGAAGGTGTATTAGTAGTAGATACACCAAAAGAACAAACAACAGAGAATACTATACACATACCAATAACTGACACGTCTATTGATAACTGTGTAGCATATGGTACTCAATTAACAACTGGATGTGGTAGTTTATGGATGTCAGTATACTTCCATAAGAAAACAGGTCAATTATGCCATATCTTCTTAGACAAGGGAAGTACAGGTGGTTGTAATAGTTTCATGATAGGACTTAGTAGAATGATAAGTTATGCAGGTAAATTAGGTGGAACAGTAGAAGGTATATGCGACCAATTGAATAGTGTTCCTGCTTGTCCATCTTATTCTGTTAGAACTGCGTTGAAAAAAGATACAAGTGCAGGTAAATGTTGTCCAAGTGCAATAGGAAGAGCATTAATGGAATTAAAACAAAGATATATTGAAGACCACATTGAGATGAGTACTGGAGAACTTAAGCGAGAAGAAATGACAGTAAATAATTGTCCTGAGTGTGGAGCCAAATTAAACTTCACTGGAGGATGTAATAGTTGTCCTGAATGTGGATATACAAAATGTGATTAAGGGGTGATTATATGAATGAACAAATGTTTAAGAGTATAACAAGACTAAGAATGTCAATGTTAATGTTTTATAAATTATATTATAAATAGAAAAAAGATAGGTCAATAAAATGACCTATCTTTTTTATTTGAAAAAAAATTAAAAAAATTTTTCAAAAAAGTGTTGTATAATTATATAAGTAGATGTATAATTATGTTAATAAAAGATAAGAAAAGAGGAGTTGAAGTTAGATGAAAACATATGAAAGTAAAAAAGGTGTATTCTATATTGAACAACATTGGATGGATAATAAATATTACATTTATAGACAAAATAAAATCAGTGATAACTTTGGTACAGTTGGTGAATTAGTTAATGGATGTTCATATAAAACTGTAGAAGAAGCTGAACAAGATTTAAAAGATTTATATTTATAAATATGTAAAAAGTTTTCAAAGTAGGTTAGTAAAATAACCTACTTTTCTATACTATATATGTAGTTAAAAAAGAGGAGGTAAAGGTATATGAAACCTATTAATTTAAACCAAATTCCAACTGAATACATATTGAAAACAAAAGCTGGCAAATTATGGAGATGTGGTAAAGGCTATAGAAAAAACTGGGCTAAGTTAATAGGTAAATTAGTTCTTTTGCACAATGCACCATATACCCTTATTAATAGAATTAAGGAGGGTGGTAAATGGTATTTAGTATTTACTGACGGTACTAATAATTATACAGAAAGACAAGACAAAGCTTTGCACAATAAAAAGTTAGCAAAAGATACTATAATAGAAGCTGTTAAAAGAGTAATAGCTGGATTATTACCCGCTCCAAAAGAGTTAATTGACAAAATAGTGGACATTGTAAAACCTATTGGACATACTTTATCATATGATTTATTTATACATCAAAACGGTGATAGTTTACAAAATAAATTAGATATTATATCACTAATACTACAATTGGATTGTAATGACGGTAATTTATGTAGGAAGATATATAAGCAGTTGCGTTTTCACTATCATCCAGATAGAAATAGTGGCACAACTACTGAAATATATCAACATATACAGGAAAGATTTGAGCAATGGGTAAATAATAAATAATTAATATAGGGGGTATTTAGTATGATGAGAAAACATTTACCAACAATGTTTAAATTTGAAGGTGAACAAGAATTTAGAACACTAAAAAGAAATCAATGGCCAGTTGGAGAAACAAAAACTTGCTATGTTGGATTACAACAAACTGATGGTACAATTATTGGTCAAGTTAAAGATACATATATAAATGTGGGTGGATATTTAATTAACCTTAATGATGTTAATAAAAAAGGTAGTGTGCAAAATTTAAGTAATGGTAGAGGTTATTTTTTAATTACACAAGCTAAAAAGTTTACACCACAATTGCAACACAATTTTATGTTACAAATTGAAGAACAACAACAATTATTAGAACAACAACGTAAGGATACAGCCTGTAACTTTATACAAGATTGTACTAACGAACAACTAACACAAATTGAACAATTAATTTCTACCTTAAGTTAGTAAACTTTATAAAATTTCTATACTATATATAAATAAAAATTAAAGGAGTTGGTTTTAAATGGCTAAAATAAATATTAAAGATGCAGGTAAATTTACAAATGTAGGTTCAAGTGAATACTTTACACTAAAAGATGATGGAGATATAGCACAAGTAAGAATGTTATATACTGACCCAGAAGGTGGAGATATGGACTTCTTTTTAGTACACCAAATAGAAATTGAAGTTAATGGTAAAAAAATAAGAAAATATGTAAGTTGCTTAGCAGTGGACGAAGATGGACATATACACAAAGATGATTGTCCATTATGTAAAGCTGGGTATAGAACACAGGAAAAATTATTCCTACAATTATATGACGAAACTGATGGCAAACTTAAAGTTTGGGAAAGAGGTAAAAACTTTGTAGGAAAAATAGTAAGTTTCTTGAATAGATACGGTAGCTTAGTTGAGCGTCCTATCGAGATTGAGAGAAAAGGTAAAAAAGGTGATACTAATACAACTTATGAAATGTTTGCATTAGAAAAAGATGGTAAAGGACTAGAAGATTTTCCTGAGAAGGTCAATATAGAAGGAACATATATTACAAAAGTAAGTAAAGCTGACATGATAGATATTGTAGATGGCATATATGATTGGGGAGGTAATAAAGCTCATACTGATAATGAACCTGTTCCAAGTAGACGTGATGAGACACCAAGAAGGGAGAGTAGAAGACGTAGAGTTGTTGATGATGAATTTTAATAACAAATAAATAACAAGTTAATACCAGGTAGTAATTACCTGGTATTTTTTATAGGAGGGATATAATGAGTTTGTTTAAAGATACATTTAGTCGTTGTAATAATAAAGAGGCGAATAAAAAAGCGTTAGAAGTGTTGAGTAAAAAGAAAAATAAAAGAGCGCCAGTAACATCAATAGTTCCAAAGACAATGAAGGATAAAGTAGAATACGCAAAGATGATGTCTACTAAAATATTTAGTGACAGACTAGATAGAATGGAATTAGTAACTAGTGAAGATAGATTAAGACAGTTCGATAAAAAAGTAGTAGCCAATGGCATAGTAGCATTAGATACTGAGACAAACGGACTTGATAGAATAGATGGAAAAGTAGCTGGTATATGTCTTTATACACCATATGAAAAAGGAATATATATTCCAGTAGGACATATAAGTTATATGACAAATATGGAATTACAAAGTAATGTATCTATTGAAGTAGTTAGAAAATTAATACAATCTTGGTCAGATAATAATATTAGATTTGTACTACACAATGCTAAGTTCGATATGCACATACTATATTGGATGGTAGGAGTAAAAATAGTGCCATACTGGGACACATTAATTGGAGGGTATTTACTTAATGAAAATGAACCACATGGCTTAAAAGTATTATGGCAAAAGTATTGTACTGGTGAGAGTGCTGAGGTAGGTAAATTTGGTGAATTATTCAATGGCATTGAGTTCAATAAAATACCGCCTGATGTTGGATATATGTATGCAGCCTTTGACCCTATAATGACTTTTGAATTATATGAATTTCAACGTGAGTATTTGGATAGAGACGGAAAGTATTGTTATAAAAAAGGACTTGAAAGGGTGGCAGATGTATTTAGAAATATAGAAATGCCATTAATAGAAGTAGTGTTTGATATGGAGGCTCAAGGAGTAGACATAGATACAAACTTAGCTCAAGAGTTAAAACAACGATATACTACGTATATGGACAACGCGCTTAATGAGTTCAATACACAAGTATCTGAACTTGATAAACAGGGAGTATTCAATGACTTAAGAGTAAAACATCCTGATAAATATAACAAAATAAGTGAGTTTGGAGAAGTAAATATTAATATAGGAAGTAATCAACAGTTAGTAATATTATTCTACGATGTCTTAAAATTAGAGCCACCAAAAGGTCAACGTAGTGTGGGAGAAGAACAACTGAAACAATTAAACCATCCATTAGTGAATAGTATATTAGAGTATAGAGGTATGAGTAAACTATTAAGTACTTATATTGATGCCATTCCTGAACATATAAGCAAAAGAACTGGTAAGTTACACGCGAACTTTAATCAGTATGGAGCTAAAACTGGTAGATTTAGTAGTAGTGACCCAAACTTACAAAATATACCAAGTAGGACTAAAAAATTAAGTGATGGCACTGTAATAGATGCTGGACATGATATTAGACAGATGTTTGTTGCAGGCCCAGGTAATGTAATAATTGGTGGTGACTTCTCACAACAAGAACCGAGATGTTTGGCACATATGAGTCAGGACGAACATATGATACAAGCATATTTAGACGGTAAAGATTTATATAGTACTATAGCCAGTAAGTTGTATAATATGCCATATGATGAGTGTAAAGAGTTCAGACCTGACGGTACAGTTAACCCTGAAGGGAAACAACGTAGAAGTTCCGTTAAACCTATATTACTAGGAATTATGTATGGTAGAGGTGTAACAAGTATAGCCGAGCAGATGAATATCAGTAAAGAGGAGGCACAACAAGTTATTAACGACTTTTACAATCAGTTTCCAAAAGTAAAAGGATTTGTAGACTTTGCTCAAGAGAATGCAAGAGAGTATGGTTTTGTAGAAACTGCGTGGGGAAGAAAAAGAAGATTACCAAATATGCAGTTAGACCCAATTGAAATAACAGTTGAGAATCCTAACTTAGTTGATACATTTAATCCATTAGATTTTACTGGAACTGCTAATACAGAGGTGACCGATGAGGTTTATTTTAAATATCTTAAATTAATGAATAGAGCCTTTGGTAGAGAGGCAAAAGAGAAGATTAAACAACTGGCCAAAGATGAAGGCTATAAGATAGTTGATAATGGTGGATATATAGCAGATGCTCAGAGACAATGTGTTAACAGTATAATACAAGGTAGTGCGGCTGATATGACAAAGATAGCAATGATAAGAATTCATGACAATAAAAGACTACAAGAATTGGGATATAAATTAATCATACCGGTGCATGATGAAGTATTAGGAGTATGTCCAAAAGAGAATGCCAAAGAGGTGAGAGATATACTAGAATACATTATGGTACACGTAGTAGATGGTAAATTTGAAATACCAATGAAAACTGATATTGAATGTACGTATAGATGGTATGGAGAGGGAATAGAAATTTAATAAATATTTAAAACTCGGTTAGTAAAAGCCGAGTTTTTTATATACTATATATGTAAGTTCAATAAAGAAAAAGGAGATGTGTAATAATGAGTAAAGAAATTGCAGTAGTATTAAATAGTGGTGGTGTAGATAGTACAACAGCAGTGGGATTAGCAGTAGATTTATATGGAAAAGAGAATGTTATTACAGTTAGTGCGTATTATGGACAAAAGCACAGTATTGAATTGAAATGTGCAAAAGATATTGCTGAGTATTATGATGTAAAACATATAGAAATAGATTTAAGTAAAATATTTGCATATAGTAACTGTTCTCTATTATCTAATAGTACAGAAGAAATTAGACATGAGAGTTATGCAGACCAAATAGCCAAAGATGGAGAGGGAATGGTGAGAACTTATGTACCATTTAGAAATGGATTATTATTAAGTAGTGTAGCTGCCATAGCGATGAGTCTAGTTGAAGACAAACCAGACACAATTGCTACTATATATTTAGGAGCTCATGCAGATGACGCGGCTGGTGAAGCCTATGCTGACTGTAGTCCTGAATTTACTGAGACTATGGATAAAGCTATATCAATTGGTACTTATGACAAAGTTAGAGTTCATGCTCCTTTTGTAAATATGACTAAAAAAGATATTGTACGTTTGGGATTAGATTTAAAAGTGCCATACGAATTAACTCATAGCTGTTATGAAGGTGAAAGACCTTGTTGTGGTACTTGTGGTACTTGTATAGATAGAATAAATGCCTTTAAGGCAAATGGTGCAGTTGACCCTGTACCATATAAAATAAATATAAACTGGGAGGAAAAATAATATGTATAAAATAATAAAGAAAATGGAAGTTGCAGGAGCTCATAAATTAGATTTACCTTATGAAAGTAAATGTAGTAATCTACATGGACATAACTGGAATATAGAAGTTCAAATAGAGAGTGAAGAATTAACTGAGTATGGAATGGTAATGGATTTTACTCACATAAAAAAAGTTGTAAACCAATTAGACCATGCTTTTATAAATGATATTGTTGGAGTTAATCCAACTGCTGAGAATATTGCTAAATGGATAGCTGACCAATTAACTGGTATGTTTGATGGCATATATGTAAAATGTACTAGAGTAAGCGTTGAGGAAAGTGCTCATAACACTGCAATATATGAAGTTAAAGGAGGTTGTAACTGTGGAAGATAGAGCGTATAAAGTAAATGAAATATTTTTAAGTATAGATGGAGAAGGAGTTAGAACAGGGTTGCCTACAGTCTTCATTAGACTGTATGGCTGTAATTTAAAATGTAGTTACTGTGACACTCGTTATAGTTGTGAAAATAGTGAATATACTGAAATGCCATTAATGGATATATTAGATGAGGTATTATCATATGGTGTTCCACGTGTAACATTAACAGGTGGGGAACCACTAATACATGATGGAGTTAAAGATTTAATCAACTCTTTAGTAGCTAATGATGTTGAAGTAAATATTGAAACTAATGGAGCAGTTGATTTAGATAAGTTTTGGGAATATAAACATAATAGTAAAGTAATATTCACAATGGATTATAAATGTGCGAGTAGTGGCATGGAAGATAAAATGAAGTTGTGGAATTTAAAATTACTTCAACCTAAAGATGTAATTAAATTTGTAGTTAGTAATTACAATGAATTAGAGAAAATGGAATATATACTTGAGGAGAGCGAGTGTAAAGCTCAGCCTTATGTATCACCAGTATTTGGTAAAATAGAACCAAAAGAATTAGTTGAGTATATACTGGATAATAAATTAAACAATGTAAAAGTACAAGTTCAATTGCATAAAATAATATGGAATCCAAATATGAGAGGTGTATAATATGATAGATACTAAGAAAATTGAAAGTGCAGTAAAAGATATATTAGTGGCGTTAGGAGATGACCCAAACAGAGCAGGACTAAAAGAGACTCCTAAAAGAGTCGCTAAAATGTATCAAGAAGTATTTGAAGGTATGAACTATACAAACGAAGAAATAGCTGAGATGTTCGATAAATGTTTTTATGATGAGGGAGCAGATGATTTAGTGACAGTAAGTAAAATACCAATTTTTAGCTATTGTGAACATCATTTAGCTTTGATGTATAATATGACTGTCAGTGTTGGATACATAGCAAACGGAAAGGTTATAGGACTTAGTAAAATTGCTAGAGTGGCAGACATGGTAGCTAAGAGACTACAATTACAAGAACGTATTGGAGAAGATATTGCTGATATACTACAGATGATATTAGATACAGAAGATATAATTGTAGTAGTAGAAGGTGAACATAGTTGTATGACTGCAAGAGGAATTAAATCTCGTGGAGCTAAAACAAGAACTGCAACTATAAGAGGTAGATTTAAAACTAATATTGAATTAAGACAAGAAGCATATGAATTATTTAGATAAAAAATTAAGTGGTCAGTTAGTAAACTGGCCACTTTTTATATACTATATATGTAATTAAAAAGGAGTTGATAACATGAGTTTTGATTTATACTTCGCAGGAGTGAGAGATATTGAAGCTGATGAAGCCATGATGGCAAGAGGAAGTTGTAGATTATATTCTCAACTACGTGATAGGAGTAGAGGAAAATTATGGTTACAACAAGCTAAAGAAAAACCAGGTACAAAAGTATTTGTAGATAGTGGAGCATATAGTGCCTGGTCAAGAGGTAAAAGTATTGATACAGATGAGTATATAAATTATTTAAATGAGAATACCAATGAGTTAACATTGTTTGCTAGTGTAGATAATATACCAGGAGAATTAACGAGAACACCAACACTAAAAGAGAAACAACAATCTCCATTATTATCGTGGGAAAATTATTTATATATGAGAGAGCGAGTTAAAGAACCCGACAAATTATTACCAGTTTTTCATATGGGAGAAGATTTTAAACATCTGAGTAATATGTGTAATACAATATTAGACGGAAAACATATACCATATATAGGGTTAGGAGGAACAGTTGGAGTTAGACCAAGTTCAGTAAAGAGTAATTGGTATAAACAATGTTTTAAAGTAATAAAAGAGAGTAATAACCCAAATATAAAAACACATGCTTTTGGAATGACTAGTTTGAATATATTAGAGAATTATCCATTTACAAGTGCTGATAGTACTACCTGGATGATGTTGGCAATTAATGGAAATATTCTTACAAAATATGGTGTTGTAGGATTATCTAATTCTGCTCAACACAGACCAAACCACATATTAAAATTACCAAAAGATGTACAGAAACAAGTGGAATCACAAATAGCTGAATGTAATTTGACATTAGAAGAATGTGTAGAAAATACTAACTTGAGAACTGTTGTTAATATTCATTATATACAAAACTGGGCAGATAAGTATAAATACAAAGGTAACAATAGGTTTCAAAAGAGATTATTTTAGGAGGTGAGCTGAATGAGTTTTAACTTATATTTAGCGGGAAGTAAAGTAAATACTCAGAATGACATAATAATAAAAAGAGAATGTGATGTACTATTTTCACAAATAAATGACAGAAAAGCTATAATGAAGTTTTTAGAAGTAATGTCCAATAATAAGTTATTTATAGACTCGGGAGCATACAGTGCTTGGAGTAAAAATAAACATATAGACGTAGAAGATTATATAAAGTTTATAAATGATAATACAGACAAATTTACTTTGTTTGCAAGTGTAGATGACATTCCAGGTGAGTTAAAAAGAAAACCTACATTATTAGAGCAACGTGAATCGCCTGAGAAGTCTTGGCATAATTATTTATATATGAGAGAGCAAGTAAGAGACAAAGATAAACTATTACCAGTATTTCATATTGGAGAAGACTTTAGACATTTACAAAATATGTTAGAGGCAACGTTCAATAATAAACATATTCCATATATAGGACTTGGTGGAACTGTTGGATTGGCCAGCTCAGTAAAAGAAGATTGGTATAAACAATGTTTTAAGATTATACAACAAAGTAAGAATCCAAAAGTAAAAGTTCATGCGTTTGGGATGACTAACTTAGACATATTAGAAAATTATCCCTTTGAGAGTGCAGACAGTACAACGTGGTTAATGGCGGCAATAAATGGAGAGTTATGTACTAAATATGGTAGAATATGTATATCACCAAAAGTACAACACAAAACCAGTCATTACAATAAATTACCACAGTTAGTACAGAGACAAATAGATGAACAATGTGTTTCATATGGAACATCAATAGAAGAATGTATGGAAAGCCAAGAGAGCAGACAATTATACAATATAAATTACTTTAAAGATTGGGCAGATAACTATAAATATAAAGGTAATAACAGATACCAAAAAAGATTATTTTAGGAGGGAAAATTATGAAAGTAAATACAAGTATATTAAAAGATATGTTGAAAGCTGTAGGTGGATGTAAACCAAGTAAAATATTAGAAATAACTAATTACTATGAGTTAGATTTTAGTGTAGAAGGATTATCATTGAGAGCAACAGACGGCATAAACTTCATAATAATTAATCACCCAACAGAATGTGATGAGAACATGTCAGTTATAGTAAAAGCTGACCAATTTAGTAAATTAATTAATAAAACTACTAAAGATACAGTGACACTTAAATTGACAGATAACTACTTAGAAGTAAAAGGTAATGGTAATTACAAAGTTGAAATAGTTAATGATGAAGTTTATCCAACTTTAGACATAGATGCTGATAAAGAATTTACTGTAACTTATACAACTTTAGGTAATGCAATAACTAGTGGCGCTAAAGCTAAGAGTAATGTACCAACAGATGGTGTATTATTTAGTTACTTAGTAAGAGATAGTGAGATAGTTACTGCTGATGCAATAAAAGTATATAGTACTGAGTTAGACGGTAAAGATTTAGAAGAAATAGAATTATTAATACCTCCAACTTTAGCAAACTTATTACAATCAATAGATGTTGAGAACATAAAATTTATGGTAGATAAAGATTGTACGACATTGAGAGCAGTAGGACAAAATGTAACTATTACTGGAGCCTTACAAGAGGGAGCAGATGAGTATCCCGATGTATTTCCATTATTGACTAGTAATTATCCTCATACTTGTGAATTAGACGTTAAGCAAGTTTTACAAGCATTAGATAGATTAGATTTATTTATAGGTATATACGATAAAGGTATTATAGATTTAGTATTTAGTGAAACTAATATGGTCATATCAACTTCTAGTAAGTCCCTAGAGGTGATTGAATATACTAAGCCGATAGATTTATCAGAGCCATTTATTATCAGTGTAAATAGCGCTTATATGAAGGACTTATTTAGTGCGGTAGATGAACCTAATGTAACTATAGAATTTGGTACAGAGGAAACACTTAAACTACAAACTAAAGATAGTATAATGTTGTTGGCAACTGCCGATGAAGAATAGGAGGTTTCATATGAAGTTGAATAAAATAGCCAAGATGGTCAGAGCTGAAAAGAGTAATGAGATTGCCCAACAGTTTGTGAATGACTTAATATATACAATAGAGAAGGAGAATGAAAGTGATTATATCCCAACTAGGTCTTATAAACCTAGTGGGATAGCAGGTTGTAAGAGAGGTCTATATTATCAGATGATAGGTGCTCAACCAGATGAACAAAGTAGTGGATTAAATTTAATCGGTATCTGTGAGAGTGGAACTGATAGACATGAGACAATACAAGATTATATACAACAAATGGCAAAATACACTAATAATTGTAAATGGATTAATGTAGCTGAGTATTTACACAGACAAGGAATTACTGACCCTCAGGTGGTATCTCAAGAAGGAAATGAAACTAAGTTATTCAGTAAGAAATATAATATGAGATTTATGTGTGATGGATTAGTGAACTATAAAGGAGAGTACTATATAATAGAGATTAAAACTGAGAGTACACATAAATATAACTCACACGAGGGACCACATCAAGCACATAAACTACAAGCAGCTTGTTATTCTATGTGTATAGGCGTACCAAAAGTAATATTCATCTATGAGAATAGAGATAATTGTAGTAAAAAAGGTTATTTATTCGAAGTACCACAAGAAATGATTGATAATATAGAAGATACTATACAGTATGTAGATGACTGTGTGAGATTGAATGTAGTACCACCAAAAGAGCCGAAATGCACGTACTGTAAATACAAGAATACTTGTGCTAGGGAGGATGCCAATGAACTATGGAAAGAAATTCGAGATTAACTTTAAGAAGGGAGTTGGAAAAGAATTAGTGAGATTATATGATACTACTAATGGATATGCAGGAGTAAAGAATCCTTGTGATTTTATCTATTACAGATACCCTTTCCAATATTTGTTTGAGTTAAAAAGTGTAAAAGGTAGTAGATTTGATTTTAGTAATATAACTGACAATCAAAAGGAACAATTGGATTTTTACAGCCATATAAAAGGCTGTAATCCAATGGTAGTTGTTGAGTTCAGAGATTATAAAGAAGTATATATGATACCCTGGAGTACTATAAAAAGAACAATAGCAAACAATAAGCAAAGTTTAACTATACATGATTGTGCAGTAATAGTTAGTGTTTGTAGACTACCGGTGGAATACCAAAGGATAAATTTTAAACTGGACAAGGAAACTTTTAACAGTAGAATATTCTTAATGGCTCAATTGAAGGAGTGTGCTGATAATGAGTAAATTAGATATTATAAAAGAGTTTAATAAACAATGTGGTGATGTAGTTAATACTGCATTAACTATTAGTGAAAAATATACAAGTACATTGGATGATTGCATATATGAAGTTAAAGAACTACTACAAAATACCTCTACACTAAGTAATGATGACTTGGAGAAATATATAGCACTATTACCTGTGTTGATGTATGAACTAATAGATAAAATGCAGGTACTAGGAGTTAGAGTTGATGCAGCTAAGACTCAAAAGAAAACACGTTTTAACACTGCTTATATGCACAGTGATGAGAGTACAGTGGCAGCTAAAACAAGTGATGCTCAACTAATGGTGGAAGAAGAACAATTTATTGAAGACATATATATAAGAGTGTATAAACAATGTGAGAAGAAATTAGATATAGCTGATATGCTACACAGTAGCTTGAAGAAATTAATGAACTTAAGACTTAATGAGTTTAATGTAACAAGAAATAATATGATGGCCAATGGGAGGGATTATTAATGGCAAATAAAAAAGTAAAAGTGAGATTATTTGAAGGAGGTAAAGCTCCACAAAGTAAAAATGGTAATTGGTATGACTGTTATGTACGTACTGCGAGTGTAAATGGTGTAGAGCCTACTGGTAATATAATAAGGTTCTCACCTGGAGATATAATAGTAGTCAATTTAGGATTTGCGATGGATATGGGTAAAGGTTATGAAGGGTATATACTACCTCGTAGTAGTACCTTTAAACATACTGGTCTATTACTTACAAATAGTATGGGATTAGTAGATGATACGTATTGTGGAGATAATGATGAATGGTTAGCAATGTTTTATAGTACTAGATATGGAGCATTTAAAAAAGGTGATAGATTAGTTCAGATAAGTGTGAAAAAAAGTGTACCAGTAGATATGGATGAAGTTGAGATTTTAGGCAATGAAGACAGGGGAGGCTATGGAACAACTGGTAAATAAAACAAAGTGGGTGGTTAGTAAATCACTCACTTTTTCTATACTATATATGTAAGATGAATAAACTGTAAGGAGTGATAAGTATGAGTAAACCAATGGATTTAGGAATTAAACAAGCTAAAATGACTATGAGTAAAGGAATAGGAGGTCCTTTTGGAGCTGCTATAGTAAATAGTAAAACTGGAGAAATAATTTGTGTAGATAGTAATCATGTATTAGGTAATAATGACCCAACTGCTCATGCTGAGATATGTGCTATAAGAACTGCGTGTAAGATACTAAATACATTCGATTTAACTGGATATACTTTATATGCCACTGGATATCCTTGTCCAATGTGTATGGCTGCAATAATATGGAGTAACATAGATAAAGTGATATATGCTGGTGATGTAAAAGATGCTGAAGAAATAGGTTTTAGAGATGATTTTATATATGATTTTATAAAAGGAGATTGTAAGAATAGAGAAGTGGTTCCCGTGGAGCATGACCCTAAATCTAGAGACAAAGTAAGAGAACTATACAAAGAATACCAAGAAACTAATAAGGAGATGTATTAGTATGAGAGAGATTGATTTAAAAATGGCTGCATTAAATAAAAAATTTGGTGCAGATATAATACAACAAGGAACTGACATAATAGAAGTAGATAAAATACCATTTAGTTCACCAATGGCAAACTACATGACATATGGAGGAATACCAATTGGAAAAATAACTGAGTTCTTTGGAGGTGAAGGTGGAGGGAAAACAACATCTGCTCTTGATATTTGTGGTAATGCTCAAAAGAAATTCACTGAAGTGTATTCTAAAAAAGTTGGTGAATTGCTACAACAGATAGAACTATTACAACAGACTAATACAAAACAATCTCAAAAGGAACTCAATAAACTGAGTGCAGAACTAGATAAAGTACAAGAAAAAGGAGAAAAATTAGTACTATACATAGATACAGAACAAACTTTGGATACTGAATGGGCTAAGTTACTTGGAGTAGATACAGAGAAGATGATATTAGTAAGACCACAAGAACAGACTGCTGAACAAGTACTACAAATAATAATTGAATTAATATCAACTGGTAACGTAGGCTTATGTGTATTAGACAGTATACCATGTCTAGTTCCTCAACAAATATTTGATGAGAGTATGGAAAAGAAAGCGTATGGTGGTGTATCTCAACCACTAACTGTATTTTGTAGTAAAATTTTACCTCATTTAACAGTAAATCAATGTGCGTTCATAGGAATTAATCAAATACGTGAAGACTTAGGTAGTATGTTCAGTACTATAAGTACACCAGGTGGAAAGGGATGGAAACATGCTTGTAGTTTAAGAATCAGATTTAGAAAAGATACATTATTAGATGAGAACAATAAAGAGTTGAGTAGTAAAGCTGAAAATCCTGCCGGCAACAGAGTTGGCATGGAAATAATAAAAACTAAAGTATGTAAACCAAATAGAAGACTAGGATATTACACATTAAAATACTTAGAAGGTGTAGACACTCTATACGATATGATTAATGTATGTATGTTTTATAAAATAGTACAACAAGCAGGTTCTTGGTATAGAGTAATAGATGAGCAAGGTAATATAGTATTAGATAAAGAAGGGAATGAATTGAACTTCCAAGGTATGACTAGATTTATTAATTATCTACATGAACATGAAGACGTAGTCCATGAATTATTAACTAGACTAAATGAGGTGATGTTAGATGAGTAATAATGGAAATAAGTGCCAGGAAATTGTTATGAGATATAAAAACGGAGATAAGGAGGCGATAAATGAATTACCACAGTACATAGACAATATGGTATATTCTTTACTGAAACCATATAAATTGTATAATGATAGAGATGAGATGTACCAAGTTGCGTGGCAGTGTATAATGAAGTGTGTAGACCATTATGACCCTTCATATGGCACACTATTCACAACTTTTGCATATCCCTCAATAAAAAGAGAATTAAGACAGTACAGAAATAGAATAGATAAACATAATAGATATACTACAGATGGTGAACAAAATATATATAAGATATTATCCATAGATGGATATATACAACTCAAACATCATGGCCATATTAGATATACTTCATTAGGGAATTATTTGAAAAGTAAAGAAGATGTAGAGCTTAGTGCTTTAGTACGTGAGTTAAAAGAGATTATTAGAGCAGAATTAAAGAACGTGAAGAATGACAAACAACGTGCTATAATAGCTGACTATCTCTGTGGCATAAAAGGTACATACATAGCATATCAGTACAGTGTATCACCTGCTTATGTATCAAGAGTAGTAAAAGATTTTTTTAAAAAAGTTAAAGACCAAGTTAGCGAATAAGAGATACCTCCTATACTATATATAGGAGGTGTTCTTTTATGAGTACAAGAAGTAAAAGTGATGAACAAGAACAATATGTAGCAAATTACTTAGAAGGAGAAGTGACACCAAATAGTGGAGCAGGTCATACTAAAAAAGGGGATGTGCTAGTTGATAACTTCTATTTAGTGGAATGTAAGACTAAAATGCAATCTGCAACACAATTTACAATAAAAAAGGAGTGGCTGACAAAACTACAACAACAGTCATTAGCAATGCATAGACCTTATACTGCATTAGTATTTGACTTTGGAAAAGTAGGGGAAGAATATGCAGTAATACCTTTACAAGATTTAAAAGATTATATTGAGAAATTAAAGGAGGAGTTATAATATGGAAGCATTAGCAACTAAATACAGACCAAGAACATTTAAAGATGTTGTTTGTCAAGATAATATAAAAAAGGTATTAACTAACCAATTGGAAACTGGAGAGATAAAACAAGCGTATTTATTTTGTGGCAGTGCAGGAACTGGAAAAACTACGAGTGCAAGAATATTTGCCAATGATGTAAATGAAGGTAAAGGAAAACCAATAGAGATAGATGGTGCTAGTAATAATGGTGTTGATAATATACGTAGTATAATTGATGATTGTAGAATGAAAAGTTTGGATAGTAAATACAAAGTATATATAATAGATGAAGTTCATATGTTGAGTATTGGAGCATTTAATGCTCTATTAAAAGTATTAGAAGAACCACCAAAAGGAGTTATATTCATACTATGTACTACTGACCCACATAAAATACCTGCCACTATATTGAGCAGACTTCAAAGATTTGACTTTAAACGTATACCTCAGTTTGAGATAGTACAAAGATTAAAATATATATTAGATAGAGAAAATAAAGAGATAGTACAATCATGTGGAGGTAGTAGAGACGCAGTACAAGATATAACATGGGCTAAAAAAGAAGGTATAGAAGTAATTGAGTATGATACAGAGGCACTGGAATATATAGCTAAGTTAGCCGACGGTGGAATGAGAGATGCCATAATGAAATTAGATACAGTAATAGGATATACAAATAATATTACATTACAAGCTGTATTAGATTGCTTAGGTATTATTAACTATGAACATCTATTAAAGATAGTACAAGGTATTATAAATAAACAAGCAGATGAGCCAATACAAATAATAGACAGTATATACAGAGACGGCAAGGATTTAAAATTATTTGTAAAAGATTTAAATAAGTTTGTACTAGACCTATGTAAGCTGAACATAACAAGAAATAAAGAACTAACAATGATACCAACTGACATAATGAGACAGTGTATCCACATAGCAACTAATACTTCAAAATATGACTTAGTAGATATACTGGACGGAGTAAATAACTTATTAGACAAAATAAAATATGAGCAGAATCCTAAAAATTTGATTGAAAGCGAGTTGATTATTTTATGTCTAAAATAATAGGACAATGTAAATTACAAGCTAAATTGGATGGTCAACCTATCCCCCACTTTTTTATATTGTGGGGTGATAGAGGAGCTGGAAAGTATTTGATGAGTAAACAAATAGCTAATAATAACCATTACAATTATGTATCAGTAGATAATAATATAGAAGGTATTAGACAGTTAATAGAAGACTGTACTGCTATATCAACACCGACATTATTTTATATAAAGGGAGATGAGTTATCTATACCAGCACAGAATGCGTTACTTAAATTAGCTGAGGAACCACCTAGTAAGGGATATATAATGATTGGAGTAAGAAACATAGATAACTTATTAGCTACAATACGTAGTAGAGCAAAACTATTAATAATGGACAATTACAGTGTACATGAGTTAAATGACATCTTTGATTTATATGACTTAGGAGAAGTGCCTAGAGATATATTATGTAGAGTAGCCACAACACCTGGACAGATATTGGAATATGTTGATAAAGATTTTATTAATATGTATCAATACGCATTAAAGGTATACAACAATATATTGAAGGTCAGCACTGGCAATGCTTTTAAGATATGTAATCCGATAGGATTTAAAGAGAATGATGGCTATCCAGTGGAATTATTTTTAGAATTGTTTAAACAAGTAGTAATAGATGAGCAGAAACATAATAGCTATGTAGATTATAAGATGATAGAATATACTAGCTCAGCTCTATGGGACTTAAGAATAAGAGGAGCCAATAAACCATTGATATTCGATATTTGGGTATTAAATATTAGAACTTTAAGGGGGAAATAATATGTTACCATTACAAAATGATGCAAGAGCAATTAAAAAGTTTGCCAAACAATTTGCAGAGGCTTATAAAGATTGTTTTGCCTGGTATAGCGAGGAGAAATATGTCCGTGGGTTTGCTACGAGACATTTTGAAACTGTATGTGCTATCAATGAAGATGAGAATGGAATTATAATAAGTAAGAAAAATAAAAAATTATTTGTAGATGAGTTTAGTAAAATAACATTAAATAATATACTATATATGAAACAAGAACACAACCAAAGGGAAAAACAAGACATGAAGAAACATGGAGTAAAGAGAAAAAAACAAAAGGGAGGAAAATAGTATGATAATATTTAATTTTATGTGTTTAATAATGGCGATGAGTATAGTGATTGATTGGATAACACAAACAATAGGAGATAGAGACATTGACGGGATGAGCGTAATAGCAATTTCAATAGCAATATGGTACTTAGTACAAATAGTGGGAGGAATAAAATTATGTTAGGTTTATTAGACTTACAAACACAAATAAGGGAAGGTAGTTTACTTCCCTTTTATATTTTTACTGGAGAAGAAATAGAGTTACAGAATATCTACTTAAAACAGATGGGCAATGTAATAAGAGTAGACAGAGTGGCAGACATCTATAACAAAATAACTAGTAAATTAATAAGTGGTAAATTTGCAGTATATGTAGTTAGAGATGATATGGATTTTATAAAGAGTGAGAAAACGTGGAGCAGTATAAGTGATAGAATTAGAAATGTAGTATTAGTAATACAAGTTACAACACCAAATAAATGTAAGAAGTTCATAAAAGAATTAAATGATTGTGTAGTTGAATTCAATCACATGACTACAAAACAATTATTGAATGTAGTCAATATGGACTGTAGTGTGAGTAATAAACAATATTTCATTGAAGCGTGTAATAATGACTTGAATACAATAAATAATTATCTTGATATATTCAAGAGAGCAGGAATAAAAGAGTTGAATAAAAAGATAGTAGATGAGTATATTCCAACAAAAGAAGATGTAACTGTATTCCAGTTAGCCGATGCAGTAATGAGAAAAGATGAGCAACTAACATTCAAGTTATTAGACCAATTACTAGAAGATAAAAATAATGTAATGGGTATTATATATGCTATATATTCTCAACTTCATAAATGTGTATTAGTAGAAGGATACAGAGGCGAGAAGAATATAAGCAAAGTAACTGGTATTAATAGTTGGATATGTAATAATATACTACGTGATAACCGTATAGAACCTCCTAAATTACTTACTGCCCTACGATTGGTACAGAAATATGATAAAGGGATTAAAACTGGTAAATATGACGGTGTAATGGCTTGTTATAGTTTAATAGTAGAAATTTTAAGTTGTTGTTAGTAAAATGTTAAATTTTTCTATACTATATACAAGGAGATGATAGTAATGAAAATAAACAAAGAATTTGAAATTACTACTGATAAAGATAAGAATTATGTATTAATCCAAACTTATAAAACTAAGGTTGGAACATACACAACAAAAGAGAGATATTATCCGACATTAGAAAAAGCGTTGGAAGATTGTTTAAAATTAGGTATACTGCAAACTGAATTAAAGGATTTAAAAACTGTATTAGATACCTTAAATAAATTAGAAAAAGATATTAAAAAGAGTTTAAAGGAGGTAAAGTGGTATGAGAAGAAGATGTAAAAAATGTAACGGTGATGTAGAGTATTGTAAAATGGGTAGAGGTAGCTACAGTTTAATATTTTTCTTAACTGGTGGATGTATGATGTGGATACCAATACTTGGTTGGATTGCTGCACCAATATGTTTTATATTAGCAATATTAATGTTATTAGTACCAACTCACTATTTTGTGAAATGTGTTAGATGTGGTGAAGTTGTTAATATAACAAAAGAAGAATACGAGGAGGTAATGAGATAATGTTTGCTGAACAAAATTTTAAAGTAACTTTAGTTAATAAAGAAGAGGTGGCACAATTCATAACAAAACACGGTGAATTTGCTTGTGTATGTTATGACACACCAAAAGAGCAGGCGGAAAAAGTAGGACTACATTGTTTAAAGAGTGGACATTTAAGTGGTAGTAGACATTTATTCTTTGTATTTGAGTTAAATAGAATACCACGTTTTACAATAGACCAGTTAGTAAGACACGAAGTAGGAGTAGTAAAAAATGTACAAAGTTTAAGATATGTGACAAAGAATAGAATTGATGTATATATATCACCCGAAGTAAGAAGGAACCCCCAACTTGTTAAATCTCATTTTTTAAGTGAAGAATATGCAGCAACTTGTTACCAACTAACAATTGATAAAATGAAACAATTAGGGGTTAATAAAGAACGTGCAAACGAGATAGCAAGAACTTTTTTACCAATAGGAATAGCAAGTGCATGTAGTTTTGCAGTAAACATAGAAGGTCTTATACATTTAGCAAATGTAAGATTATGTAATAGAGCTGAATTACCAATACACTATTTAGTACAACAAATGGTAAAAGAAGTAGTAGCAGTTGAGCCGAGATATAAAGAATTATTAGTTCCACAATGTAAAAAATTAGGGTATTGCCCAGAAATGAAAGGGTGTGGAAAATATGAGCCGAAGAAAAAGTAAAAGTGATAGAGAATTAGTGGCAGACTTGACAGACAGAGTTAAATTATTTTGTGATAGTATGTATGACGGTAAAACTAGGGGATGCAAAGATTGCCCCCTAGCACAATACGACACGGCGGACTGTAGGTTGGCATATATGCAATATATATTAAGTAAAGGTGAGGTGGAGTAAATGAATAACAATAATGTATTAAAATTTTTAGGATTTATTTTCAAAGTATTTGCAATAGTAAATTTTATACTTATGTTTGGTGATATACGTTTAAGAGAGTATACATGGGCTATAATAAGTGGCTCATGTGTGATAGTATGTTACGGTATCGCTAAATTAATAGATTTAACAGAAATAAAATAGGAGGGGAAAAGGATGAATAATACAACAGTTGCAAACTTAGCTACTATAGGTGGAATTACAATAGCTACTATAATAGCTGGATTTTCATTCCCAGTAAGTTTGGGAATTATTGGAGCAACAACAATAGGATGTGCATATTTAACATATAAGGAGGATAAATAATGGACGAATATTATTACACTAATGAACAAATAGAATGCAGGGTCTTAGCACCCTGCAATATTGAACGACTAAAAGAGCATAGACAATGTGAGTTTTGCCATTTATGCTTTGACTGCATTGTATATATGGACAGAAATAAAATAAATTTGTGCCAGTTCTTGGACAATTATTTAAAGGAGGAAAAATAGTATGGAAATTAAGAAGAAAAATTATCCCAAAGGGGATTTAGCTACTAGTGGAGATATAATCATTGATGGTGATAGTTATTTATTAATAGGGTGGGATTATGTTAAACAGAAAGCCATTACTATAAATTTAAGTGAAACTACTAATAATGTAAGAATATATAATAGTGGAGATGAGATTAGAGCTAAGTACAAAGATAATAGAATCATAAAAGCGCATGACATTGTATTGAGTTTTAGATAAAAATTAAGGGAGGAAAATAGTATGATACAATTAATGGGATGTTTATTAGGGTTAGCAGCAATACTTTGGTTAATAGTTATGGTTTTATTATGTGTGGAGGATAAAGACGATGATAATTAAAGTATTAATATTTGGTGTTGTTGGTGAGTTATTGTTAGGACTTATATATTTTTATATAGTATCAAAGGGAGGTAAATAGTATGGAATATAAAATAGGTGATGTTGTTAAAATAAGAGAGAACTTACAAGTAGGGGAACGATATGCAGAGTGTAGTGTTATACCAGATATGCTAAAATTTAGAGGTGCCGTTGATAGTATAGAATATATAGACCAAGACGGGGATTACCATTTAGCAAACGATAATAACCCTTATGTATGGAATAAAGATATGTTAGAACCGGCACTAACAATAAACCAAGCTAAAATGGATAGAATGGATATATACCAATATATATTAAACAACTTAGAGGAAACTTATAAAAATAAAAATAATGACTATGGTAATAGTGTTGCAGACACATATAAAAAATTTGGTGATTTATCATTCTTAGTAAGGATTACAGACAAATATAATAGACTATTAACATTGTGCAACCCAAACAACGAACAAAAGGTAAAGGACGAGAAAATAGATGATACTATATTGGACTTAGCTAATTATTGTTTACTATGGTTAGTTGAGAGAGAATATAAAGAACAATAGACGTACTTCACAATCCCACATAAAAAATGTGGGATTTTTTTATTTTTTTTTCAAAAAACACTTGATTAATTATACAAGTAGATGTATAATTAAGTTAATAAAAGATAAGAAAAAGGGGTTGAGGTAAATGTTAGATATAAAATTTGGCAAGATGGAATTACTTCATAGTTATCAAAAGCATGGCCTTAACAAATCTAAGATATTAGAAGCATTAGAAACTGGCATCAAAGATATAGTAACAGGTAAACAAAGCAACAAGTTGATATACACAATGAATTATACAACAATAGTATTAGACAAAGATAACAATTTCTTAACTGCTTACAAAACAAGTGAGCAACAATACAACACTAAAAAAATAAAAAGTTTAAATGGAGGTAAGTAATATGATGAAAAAATTAATGAGTTTAGGATTAGCTGGTATTTTAAGTGCAAGTTTATTAGTTGGATGTAGTAGCAATAACGACAGTAAAGATGATGACACTGTAACAATTAAATACGTTGATGAAAATGGCAACGTTAAAAGAGAAAAAGTAACTAAAGATGAAGCCAAACAAATAGAGAGAAAACAACAAACTAATGACACTACTAAAAAAGAACAAACTACAAAAGAACAACCTAAAGATGAAGACGATATGACAGACGACGAAATGCAAGAAAAAGGATTAATTAAGAAAAATGGTGGACATTTAGAAGATGAAGCTAAGAAACAAGAAAAAATACATGAACAAGAAGACCAAGAACAACAAGAAGGTAAATATCCTATTTGCTATGATGAAGATGGTACACAAATAAATGATGAAAATGGTAACTATACACCTGAATACGAACAAAAGAAACAAGAAGAATGGAATAGACATGAAAATTATGATGACGATGAAGATTATCCTAATAAGGACGTACATGATAGCTGTATAGACCCTGAAGATACAACTAATACAGACAACGATGTTGAGGAATCTCCAAGTGAAACTATAGAAAATAATTAAATATCTACTTAGTAAATAGAGCATTATTTCTATACTATATATGTAAGATAAATGAAGAAAATAACGGGAGGTACAATATGATTAAAGTTAAAAGTAAATTAAAACCAATTAATGGAAAGGTTCAAGCGTTTGTAAAGATGAAAGTAACACCACATCAAGAAGCATTAATATCTCAATATGAATTAGTAGCTCTACTAATGGGCTACAGAGATGTAGTCTTAAAGGACTACTCAGACTTCGCAGCAGTACAACATATTAAAGAGGCTGTAGAGGCAATGGAAAAAGAACTAAATAGTAAGGAGGCTAAATAGTGAAATATACAGTAAAAGTAGTAAATAAAAAGAATGGTATGAATTGTTTTATATACCGTAATGTTACAATAGAGAACTTAAAATACATATTATTAAGTTTAGAAAATTTGGATACAACTAAATATTTTATTGATATTAAAAACGAGGAGGAGGAATAATATGATTAAAGTAAATAGAACTAAAGATGGGACTGTAGAAACAAGAGTTAAAGGAGAAGTAAAAGATGTATTGGAGCAATTATTAAATGCCACAATAAGTATAATAATGACATTAGTAGAAAGGGATAATTTAGATAAAGAGCATATAAATGATTTTATAGACGAATTTGCACAACAAGTAAAAAATAATTTAAATAATTAAGGAGGGCTATATATGATTAAAATAACAGTGGAAACTAAAAATGGAGTACAAATAGTAAAGGAAGGTACATTAGTAAGAGGTACATTAAAAGATTTATTATATGAATTAACTGCACTACAATCTACGCTAGTAAATAGTATAGTGGAGCAAAATAAAGAAAACTTACAACCAGGTGTTGACCCATTAACTGCAAAATTTAATATGGTGGACACAATAGCACAAACAACAAAGGTTGCACTGGAAAGTGACCATAAATATACTAGTGATACAACAACTACAGTGCAACATATAGAACCACTACAAGAGGAGCCAAAAGAGGAGGCGGAAGAAGTAACTGTAAATGATATTATAAAAGGAGGATTAGGAATAGATATGGATAACTTAACATGGGAAATGTATGCAATGAGTGTATTAATAGAAAAATGGTGGCCAGTAATGAATGACCATATAATGAGTAAAGAAGAAATGATTCAACTACGTAAAGAAGCTAAGGACGCAGGAATAGATATGGATGACTTATTAGATGCAATGATAGATAAAAGAAGTAAGGAGGTTGAATAATATGAATAAAACATTACTAAATGAAATAATAGATAAATGGTGGATAATATTAGGAGACCATATAGTAACTGACGAAGAAATAGAACAATTTATTAAGGATGCTAATACATTAGGTATTACACATTTAGACCTAATGGATAAAATACAAGAAAAATACGGGGAGGAATAATATATGATTAAAAGTAAAGATGGATATATAATGTTAGATGGTAGTAGTGAAGACTTATTAGTAGAAGCTACAAGCATAGTAGTAAGAGTAATACAAGCATTATTAGAGGAAGATTGTATAGAAGCAAACGACGTACTTAAAATTATTAATAATCTTACACAATTAATTACTGAATATACACTACCAAATAATAATAAATACAACTAAATAACAACCAAATAGGAATTATCTACCACTGCGATAATTCCTATTTATATTGGGAGGATGATTATTTTGGAATTAAATAAAGTATATAACTGTGATTGTGTGGAATATATGAGAACTCTACCAAATGAATGTGTGGACCTAATAATAGCTGACCCACCATATTATAAGGCTATAAACGAGAAGTGGGATAAACAATGGAAGACTGAGGATGAATATCTTAATTGGACACAACAATGGTTTAATGAATGTGTGAGAGTATTAAAACCAACAGGGGTATTTTATTGTTATGGTAATTTTGATATATTATCTAAGCAAAAGGTATTAATATTTGATAAACAATTAAACTTTAGGCAGAATATAACCTTATCTAAAGGATTAAGAGCAATAGCCGGCAGAACAAGTGATAAATTAAGAATGTTTCCAACAGCAAGCGAATATTTGCTTTATTATGTAAAACAAGATGAGTTCTTTGATACTCCATTTAGTAGAATTATGAAACAAAAAATGAAAGAATTAAATTTAACACAATCAGACATTTCAAAATTAGAATTGAGTAAAAATGGTAAACCTACTGGATGGGTGCATAATAAATTAAAAGGAATTCAAGTACCAACAGAAAAACAGTGGATAAAGATTTGTAAATTATTCAACATAAGAAACGAATACAATACTCTTATAGAGCAATATAAAAATGAAAGATATATATTTAATCTTCCTGTTGGGGTAACTGATGTATGGGATTTTATTCCTGATAAAGTTAGATATGGTCATAAAACACAGAAACCACAAGATGTAACAGACAGAATAATAAATGCCTCAAGTAATCCAAATGATTTAGTTTATATACCCTTTGCAGGTAGTGGTTCAGAGATAATATCTTGTGTAAAGTATAATAGAAATTATATAGCGACAGAGATAAACAATGAGTATATAGAGAATATAATATATAAAAGATTGGAAAATGTATCTAATAACAATTAAATAACAACTAAATAGGGTGATTAATAGTACATTAATCACCCTTTTTTAATACAAATAGAACAATAAACCTATATAATTAAGTCCTAAATGAGTTTTAATTGTACTAAAATAAGACATAAAATAGGAATTCTTACATTAATAATTGTTACTGATAACTAATATAAATTTGTGATAGGAGGATGGTCTTATGAAAAAAGTATTTGCTAAAAAATATATGGTAGTATTTCAAAGAGAGGAACATGATGAATTTGTAGTATATAATACCAAGAAGGAGTGGGAAGAAGGACATACTCACATTCATAGTTACAAACAAGCAATGTATTTAGTTGATTGTATTATCAATAACAAGATACCAAAGAAGGTAAACAAGTACTTTTTAGTTAGCCTAGTAAGATTGAGTAATAGCAAGAAATATAGAGAGCAAATACAAAGGAGAATTGATGGTGATATAGAGATAGAACACTATCATAATACTCCAAAACATTTTAGGAAGTAGGTGATAACATGGCGAGAAAAGCAAAACTAACAGGAGATGAGATTGACCAATTATTCTTAGATTATTGTGCTAATATGACACATAAACAATTGTGTGATAAGTGGAATATAAGTAACAGTACATTAACAAAGCTAATACACAACGAAGGTTGGGCTGAGAAAAGAAAAGCAACAAAACAATTAGCACTAGATAAATGCCAAGCAGTATATGTAGATGCCAATAAAGAGTTAGTAGATAGATATTATCAAGCAGGATATAAACTACTATGTCTTTGGGAACAATCAATGATAGATAATAGCAGTAGTATATTAGACAAAGAAGGAAAGATATCTCATTTTAAATTAGCTCAGGCAATACAAAATATGGTGGCCATAAAGACATTCTTAGATGAATGTACTGGTACTATTCCATTCAAAGAAGCTATGGAATTGAAGATGAAATACGAACAGATGGAACTTAAAAAAGCTATTGCAGGACTTGGTGGTGATGAGAGTGTACAAGATGACTTTGTAGCAATATTAGCTGATTCCTTAAAACGTATCAATGAAGGTGATGAATATGAGCAAGATTAATAAGGTAGTACCTTTTGGATGGAAACCATTTAGTGCAAAACAAATACAAGTACTATCATGGTGGTTAGACCCACGATATAAAAACAACACTGCATTGATATGTGATGGAGCAGTACGTAGTGGTAAGACAGTCTGTATGAGTTTCAGCTACATAAACTGGGCTACAGAGAGATACAATGGAATGAACTTTGCATTGTGTGGTAAGACAATAGCATCTTGTAGAAGAAACGTAGTTCAGCCATTAAAACAGATGTTAATGAGTAGAGGCTATATGGTACATGACAATAGAAGTGAGAACCTATTAACTATTAGCAGAACATGGAAGACAAAACAAGGTAATATTAGAAAAGCAATAAACTACTTTTATATATTTGGTGGAAAGGATGAGAGTTCACAAGACTTAATACAAGGGATAACATTAGCAGGAGTATTCTTTGATGAAGTAGCATTAATGCCACAGTCTTTTGTCAATCAAGCGACTGCTCGTTGTTCAGTAACAGGAGCTAAGTTTTGGTTCAACTGTAACCCTGATAGTCCTTTCCACTGGTTTAATCAAGAATGGGTTCAAAAGAGTAAAGAGAGAAATGCCCTACATATACATTTTACAATGGAAGATAATTTAAGTCTAAGTCAAGAAGTCATAGAGAGATATAAATCAATGTACAGTGGAGTATTCTACAAAAGATTTATATTAGGACTGTGGGTAATGGCAGATGGAGTTATATATCCAATGTTTGACCCTGATAGACATGCTAAGAAATTAAGTCTTAATTGGACGAGAATATTTATTAGTGCTGACTTTGGTATTCAGAATGCTACTACTTTTGGAATATTTGGATATTATGCTCCTACAAAGAGATATCATCAAATAGCGAGTTACTATCATAATGGTAGAAAAGAAGGACAGAAAACTGTTGCTGAGTACGTGACAGATTTAATTGCATTTATACAAGAGAATAATGTAATGCCTGAGTACATAACGATTGACCCAAGTGCAGCTCCACTGATAGTAGAAGTAAAGAAGAATAAGTTCTTCCAAAGACATAATATCAAAGTAGTACCAGCTAAGAATAATGTTGAGCTTGGAATTCAACTAGTGAGTTATCTGTTAAATCAAGATAGATTTACACTAGACCCAAGCTGTAGAAGTGATATTGAAGAATTTGGTTCATATTGTTGGGATGAAGACAAGTTGGACAAAGGCGTGGAGGAAATACTAAAGATGAATGACCATGCTATGGATAAAATACGTTATGCAGTAATGACAGACAGTATTAATTACAGAACATTAGATGATGCACTAAGAGTATTAAGTGGTAAAGGTGCAATATATTAAAAGGAGGTAGGTAAAGATGAGTTTGTATAACAGTATAGATAGAGCCTTAGTAGGACTATATAGTACAGATAGAAGATTTCTTGAAGAACTTCAACAAGTAAAAGCTTACTATGAATTCTATGAAGGTAGACCTGAACAGTTAGAAGATGATTTAGAAGATGGAACTGGACAACTATGGCCAGTAAAAGACAGAGATTATAGACCAACAAGAGAGATAAGAAACTTAACAAAGAAATTACTAAAGAAACAAGGAAGATTTATGACTAGCGTTCCACCTACTATAGTAGTAAAGAGTGTGGATGGTACTGACCCAACACTAGTTGATGATAAACGTATTGCCTTTGAGAAAATATTAGATGATGGAAAGTTTTGGAATAAGTTCAGTAAAGCATTTATGGACTGTGTTATAGGTAAACGTGTATTATTAGCATTAATGTTAGATGTAGATGACTATGGCAATCCAATAGACAATGCTCCTATCAAATTTAGATTTTATACAATGCCTGAGTTCTTATATGAGTATGACCCAAATGACTGTGACAAACTAATTAAAGTTCAGATAGCATATCAAGATGAGAGTACAGTGGGTAAACTACAAAACGAACAAAGATGGCATAAATGGATTTATGAGATGAGAGGTGAAGAATGTTGGTGTACTTATATGGTAGTAGATGGTACTAACACAATAGCCTATGCCGAAGTACCAAATATATTAAATAGTAGTATTGCAGGCGAGGAACAAGATGAACAACAGATGCAACAAGTAGAAATACGTAGTGAATGGAATACTGGGTTGAGCTGCATACCATGTGCAGTTGTATTTAATGACGGCCTTACAGGAGATATTAGAGGACGTAGTGATGTCAAAGATTTAATGGATATGCAGATAGATTATAACAAGACTGTCAGTGATTATAGAGACAGTTTAAGATTTGCAATGTTTGACCAAACTGCTTTTATAGACGCTGATAGCGCCTCAATAGATGGAATAGTTGTTGCACCAGGGTCAATACTAGACATTAAGACTGATACATCTTTAGGAATGGGTAGCACTAATGGTAGTTATAAACAAGCCACTATACAAAAGGTCGGTAGTGAGTTCACCTTCCAAGGAGCAGCCGATGCTTATCTTGAGAGATTGAAAAAAGATATGTATGAGTGCATGGAACAACCACTACCTGAGTCATTAGTAAATGTGGCCAGTGGTAAAGCTCTACGTATGTTATATGATGACCTTATTACTCGTTGTGAAGAAAAATGGGCAACATGGGATGAGGCGATTATATGGTTATTAAGATTAATTGAAGAAATAGTATTAAAGAGTGATTTATATCCAGAGGACCCTACTATTAAACAATCTATGCAATATAAAGTAAGCCTAGATTTAGACCACAATTATCCAATTCCAGATGATGAAGTTGATACTAAGACAATAGCAATCAAAGAAGTAGAAGCCAATGTACGTAGTAAACAAAGTTATATTAGAGAGTTTGGTTCTGCTGAGGAAGCTGATAAAGAGTTTGATGAAATCCTAGATGAGATGGACAAAGTCAACATGACTCAAAATAGTATGGCAGATTTAAATGGCTCAATTAGTAAAAACAACTAATTTTCTATACTATATATGTAGATAAAAAAGTGTAGGAGGTTGATTGATATGAGTAAACAAGGTGGATGGACTAAAGGACGTAGAGGAGAAAAACAATTGAAGTTCAAATGTAAATGTGATAACTGTGGCAGAGAGTTTTATCCAAGAGAAAAAGAGTTGGCCATATTAAAAGGATGTATCATTATTAGAGGATTTGAATGTAGATGTGGAGCTCAGTACGTGACAGTGGTAACTGACAATCAACTACGTAGAGAAATGGCACAACTACAAGATTTATTAGCTGAATTCAAGAAGATACAATACACTAATAGATATGATATAAATGAACAAATTAAAATACGTGGATTTGTTCCTCAAGAGATACAAGATAGAGTAAATAAGAAGGAAAAAGATTATATGAACACAATAACAGAACTTAAAAGAGATATAACTGAGAGAGGAAAAGTATTAAAAGAGAAATATAAAGGCTACATTAAGTAGCACTGAAGGGGGTTAATAAACCTCCTTTTTTAATAGAATAAATTGTATAGGAGGTGGAAATATGGGGAAGACTAAGTTTATCATGAACAAACCTGAAGATGAATTAAATGAAAATCAACGAGAGTATTTAAAGACATTAAATAATCAGTTGAGAAATAAACCAAGGAAGCTAACTAAAAAGCAACAACAACAAATAATACAAGTCTATAAAAAGGCTTATATGGATACAATTAATAGGGGAATTAAAAATGCCTATGGCGATAGTAAAGCAGTAAAGAATTTAACTGCTGCATATAGTCAACAAATATATGATGAGTTACTAAAGGTGGTTATGAAATATAATAGTAAGGTTGCTAATGATTTAGCCGATATAAATAAACAGATGATGCAACTATTAATGGGAGATGGCTATAAACAAATTAAAGACCAAGTGGATAAATTAGTTGACATAGTTAACGCTGACACTGTAGAGCAATTAATACGAGGAAAGCTATATGAAGATAGAAAAGGACTTGATAAAAGACTTTGGAGTTGTACCAATACAAGTGGAGAGAAGATAGAGGACGCTGTAACTAGTTGTATGGCAGAAGGTATGAGTGCTGCTGATATGGCTGAGAACTTAAAACAGTTTGCTATGGGTGGTCACCATACATGGAGTAGAAATAAGATAAGAGAAAAATTAGGTAGTGGTTATGCTAGAAAATATAGCAGTGGATTAGACTATGAGTCATTAAGATTAGCCCGAACTACAATAACACATCAATCTCAGATAGAGACAATCAATACTAAGAGAGTTAATCCATACATGGGAGGTGTTAAATGGCATAGTAATCACGAAGCAGGTAGAACTTGTGATTTATGTAACGAGAGAGATGGTCATATATTTATAGTTGATAAAGATGATATCCCACTTGACCATCCAAATGGAGCGTGTTGGCTAGAACCAGTATGGATGATAAATGGCAAAGAGGCAACACCTGAGGAGATTGCTAAAGACATGAGAGCATGGGCGAATGGTGAGAAGAATAGTGGTGCTATGAATAAAATACCTGAGTATAAAGGACTTGGAGGTACAGCTAAATCTAAAGTTGTTAAATCTAAAGCTACTAAGAAAAGAAGTACTAAGCAACGTGGTATTTACACTCAAGAAGAGCGTGCAGCTAAATATACTGAGTTAGAACAAGTACTTAAGAAACAAATATCCAAAACAAATAAAAAATACACTACTGAAGGTATATTAGAGGCGTTAAAACATGCACCATTAGAGGTACAAGATATGTACTTAAGTATAGGTAAGTTCCAACGTACAAATTCAACTGGTGGAGCATTTTATTCACCTACTGATAAAAAGATACATATGTCCTTAAAAGATGAACGAAACCTTAGAATACAGTTTGGGGAAAAACATAGATATGACGTATTATTCCACGAGTGGGGACATATGATAGACGACCAAGCAACACCCGATGATTTTAAAATGTATAGGTTCTCCGGTGGTAGTGAACCAATGTATAATAAGATAACATTAAAGAACGCAATTAAGCCAACAGGGTTAGCTCAAGCTTTTGAACGTGATATGAATAACTGGAAAGCTAAATGGGTAGAAGAAAAATTCCATGGCAAGAAGACATTAGATAATACTCCTGCTCCACTAGTTAATGGTAAATTTGCTGACTTCTTACATGCTAATGAAGTACATACAATAGCATTACAAGATGCAGCCAAAGGTATGTCTGCCGGCGCTGTAAAGACAAAATGGGGACATGACCTTAAGTACTATACAAGAAATCAAGATGGAAATATTAGTGCATATGAGTCAGCTTGTATAGAAGTATCTAGTGAACTATGGGCTGAGATTAGTTCAAATATGACACAACCAGAGACTAGAAAATTCCTATATGAAAACTTCCCTGAGATGATGAAGTCATATGATAAAATAGTAAAAGATACATTAAAACAATTTAAGAAAAAGTAGTTAGTAAATAGAGAAGATTTACTATACTATATATGTAAGGAGTTGATAAGAATGAGAGAAAAATTACAAAACTATTTAGACAAATTTGAAGAATACTTTCCATTAATGGAAGTAGAAGGACTTACTGAACAAGAGATAATAGACATCATAGATAGATGTATATCTAGCAATAAAACTTATGGTGAAATATTTTATGCAGATGGTAAAAATAAAGATATAATAAAATAGGGAGGGATTTATATGGTGATACCTGAAGAAGTAAGAGTTGGAAGTGTGTACTATAAAGTAGAGTTAGTTGATAAACCAATAATAATGAATGGCAGACAGTGTTTGGGACTATGTGATAAATATCTTCATACGATACAATTAGACCCGTCATTACAAGATGACCAAAGTTTAATTCAAACATTTTATCACGAACTAGCTCACGCGATGATGTTTGAGCGTGGCATAGACTTACAAGTATTAGGACTAAGTTATGATGACTATGAGAATGTTATAGATGGTATAGGGATAATGATGCACCAGGTATTACTAGATAATCCCGATTTAACACTAACACCTGAGGAGTTCGATGAGAAATATCCCGTAGAGGAGGAAGAAACTAAATAGATAATAAGACACTCAACATTTAGTTGAGTGTTTTTTATTGTCCAATTTTAGTTAATATTTTTCCAATGAATGTAATATATAAATACGACAAGAGGTTCTTGGATATCCTTTAAATCCTCGTATTAAGTATTAATAATGTTTTCTTTGTTTTCTCAAAACAATGTATATAATCGTCGATGGACGTTAAACTGGAGGTAAGTATGGCGAAAAGAAAATTAAGAGAATTTTTAGCAGGACTTGATAATGCAGCTGAGGTAGAATTAGCTATAACAAAAGCCCTAGAAGAACAGGGATGCAAAGTATTAATAGATGATGGTAAGGATAATAAATATGTACCTAAAAATCGCTTAGATTCTAAGATAGCGGAGTTAGCAGAGGCTAATGATGAGATAGAGTCCTTACAAAAGCAAGTAAAAAATCCTACTGAAGCTGAGAAACAAGTTAAAGCTTTAGAAGAAAAAATTGCCGGCATGGAAGCGACTGCTAAAAAAGAGAAATTAACAACTGCCATAAATAAAGAGTTAGCTGAGGCTAAACCTAAAGATGTAAACGACTTGATGAAATTCTTAGATATGGAAAAAGTCGTATTAAAAGATGATGGTACTGTTGAAGGATTAACAGACCAGTTAACTGCATTACAAAAGGACAAGGCCTATCTATTTGATAATGCAGAGCCACAACCACAACCCAATAAGGGTTTTTTAAATCTTGGTTCTCCAGGAAAGCCAAGTAACTTAAATGCTTTTGGTAGTAAAACTACACATGAAGGTGACTTTGGGTCACTATTAGGTAAACAATGTAACGAACAAGCTCAACAAATTGATAGTAATTATTTCTTTAATGATAAATAAATTTAGGAGGTGGCTTATATGCCAAAATTAAAAAGTAAGAAAATATTAGCTCCAGAAAAACAATTTTTAGCATTTCCTGACCACTATGTTAACTTACCAGGTAAAATAGCTTTTGCAGAACTTGCTAAATTAGCAACTACTGACGTAGCTACTTATGGAGAAAAGAGTGGTAAAGTAATAGCAAGAGGTACTTTAGTTCATATGGATGAAGATGGAGTTGTTACAAAACCAACTTTTACTGCTGCCGCTGCTAAAGGTACTAAAGCTAATGCAGTATTATTCAACACTATAGACATAGAAGACTATGACGCAGTTACAGACCCTTATGTTAATGCATCAATATTAGTACATGGATTTGTAAGAAAAGATAGATTATTAGGTGATAAAGATGCCATAGAATTTGGTGATTTGATTCACGTGGTAAATAAATAGGAGGTGCTTATAAATGGCAAATGTAAACTTATTTGATTATATAAACGCAAAAGAAATAGCAGCATATGTAAAAGAAAACCCAATAAACAAAGAACCATACTTTGCTGAGACACTTTTCCCTTCAAGAACTAGTATGGGAACTGATATAAGTTGGTTAAAAGGAGCTAATGGACTTCCAGTAGCACTACAACCATCTGAATACGATGTTAAAGCACGTATGAGAGAAAAAGAAGGATTCGAAGCAGTTGCTACTGAAATGGCATTCTTTAGAGAAGCTATGAGAATTGGTGAAAAAGATAGACAACAATTAAATCTATTATTAGCTCACCCTGATAACACAGTGGCACTACCACTTATAAGAAAAATATTTGATGAAGCTGCTAGATTAATAGAAGGTGCTAGAGTTCAAGCAGAAATAATGCGTTGTCAACTAATGGTTGACGGTAAAATAGATGTTGCTAGTGCAGATGGTAGAGCACGTTATGTATATGATTATGGTATGACAAACTTATACAAAGCTGTTAGAGCTGCATGGGTACCAGCATCTAAAGCTACTGCTGACCCAGTTAGAGACTTAATAGACATATGTGATGATATGGAATTAAAAACTGGTGTAAGACCTTCAAGAGCAGTAATGAACAGAAACACATTCTTAAATATGATTAACTGTGATACAGTTCAAAAGATGATGTATCCAGATGATTCTACAATGCACTACTTTGTTAGTGAACAACAAAAGAAATCATTTATTGAACAAGTAACTGGAATATCAATCTATGTATACAGTAAGAAATTTGGTAAACTAGACCACTCAACTGGCTTAGCTCATGCCACAGAACAAGTAACATTAATACCTGATAATAAAGTTGTATTAATGCCAAGTGGAAACTTAGGAAATACTGTATATGGTACTACTCCTGAAGCATCTGACTTAATGTCAGGAACAGATGCTCAAGTGGCACAAGCTGCTTATGGTACTACTGTTACTACTTTCAAGGAAAAACATCCGGTACAAGTTGTTACTGTTGTTTCCTGTGTAATGATTCCATCATTCGAAGCAATAGACAATTGCGCTGTAATAGATGTATCTCAAAAAGGAGAAATAGGCGCATAATTAAATAGCTCATTGTATTCCCTTATATATACAGAGTAGGCAAGGCTAACAATACAGCTTAGCCTACTCAATTTTTTTATAGGAGGTGGGTTGCGTGGTAAATATTGACCAACTAAAAGTCTTGATAATGGAAGACCAATATCCTACATTTACAGATGAACAACTAATGGCAATGGCGGTTATGTATGATAATATATATCAATTGGCCTATATATGTTGTTTGGCTAAAGCGAGTGCAGATGAAATCACAATTGGTGCCATAACAATAAAGAACAGTGCTGATATGTGGAACAATATGGCCAAGATGTTTTTAGACCAATACAACAAAGACATAAACGGCGGAAAAGCGACCTCCATAACTGGAAAGGTGCCACGTAGAGTAGATGAGCAATAGACAAACAATACAGACTGGAGTAATTAAGAAGGTACAGAGTGCCATAAATAATTATGGTTATAAAGTACCGATATATAGGGATATATATGAAGTGGATGCAATGGGATGTAAAGTATTAAAAGAAGAAATGTCTTATGTACAAGATTTACAATGTGTAATAGATAATAGTTCCAGTGGCAGAAGTAAAAGTATAACTAATAATGACCAAGGTATTATAAAAGGTTATTCATATGCTACACTTTATGCTACATATGTAAAAGATTTTCCACTACAAGAAGATGATTTTATAGTTTATGAAAATGCTTATTACAAAGTACTGGAGATAATTGATGTAGTACATTATAATCTACTGTATCAAGTTTCATTGGAAAGGGTTGATTTAGATGGCTAATACAATAACATTCGATACTAAAGAATTCAATGACAAAATAAAAAACTTTGACAAAACAATGCAGGCTGAGTTAAAGGTAGTAGGTAGTACTATTAGCAAGAATATGCAGACATACGCAAAAGCTAATCACCCTTGGACAAATAGAACTAAGACAGCACAAAATAAATTGAAAGGTGAATATAAAGTAACTGAGAACGATTTAGATATTAGTATTAAACATGGTGTTTACTATGGTTACTACTTAGAGACAAGAGCTGACTTTGATGGTAAATATCAGATATTAGAGAAAGCAAGAGACAGTGAGATAAATAATTTTAAAGGCATGATACGCAACTTGTTTTAAAGGAGGGTTAAAAAATGAGTGCGAGACTTAATATATATAATGTAGTAAAAGACGTGTTGAGAACAGTGCCAGTACATGACCGTCCTGCACGTATCACAGAAGATACTGCAATAATAATGAGAACAAGCGCTAACCAAAGTTTTGATAATACCCTTTGTGGATGGGATAACTGGATTATATATATCTATACTCCACATAGCCCTCTACAACTAGATACGTTGAGAAACAAAGTTAGAAAAGCGTTATATTTAGCTGGCATTGAAATCACGCACGACATGAGCGATGATATGTATGACCAAGATTTAAGATGTTATGTGTGTTCTCTAACTTGCAGAACACCAGTAATTTTTAATTATAATGAATAGGAGGAAATTAAAATGGCTATATTGTACAATATTAAAAAGGCAGTAATAACTGAACTTGACCCAACTACAGGGGCAGCTAAAACTGGAGGAGTTGTAGCTCATATAAAAACTGCTCAAAAGGCAGAATTGGAACCGGTGCTTAGTGAAGGTGAAGAAGATATATTAAGAAATGATGTTAGTATATTAGCAGTTGTTAGAACAGATGACTTAATCTATGGATACGATATAAAACTTACAGACAATCAATTTGATGATACAATGGCAGGACTTGTAGCTGGATATAAAGTAGAAGACGGAGCTACAACTGGTACTAAAAAGTTATCAACTCCAATGATGAGTGAAGGAAACGTGGCAAAACCATTTAAACTAGACTTATATGTTGCTAACTATAGCGGAGACTCAATTGTTAACTACGCTAAAGTAACATTAAATAAATGTACTGGTAAATTCCCTACAATGACTGTAGGAGATGGATTCTTTGCTCCTGAGTTTGAAATAAAAGCTAGAGAAAACACAAAAGCAAAACTACCAATAAAAGAAATAACTTTTGTTGAGGAATTACCGGAAGACCCATCACCAGGAAAATAATATAAGTATATAGGAGGAGAATACAATGAGTGAATTAAAAGTAATAAGTGCGAGAGAATTTAGAAAAAAAGCAACTAGAATAATAGAAATAGATGGATTTGAACCTGGTGAGAAAATAGCAGTAAGAATAAAACCAGCTAGTCTATTAAATCTTTTGATGAGTGGAAAACTTCCAAATAATCTTTTAGGAACAGTAAATGATTTATTTGAACGAACTGGAAAAGATAAACCAATGGAATTATTTGAACAAGATGAAAACAAAATAAAAGATATAATGGAAATAATAGATTTAGTATGTGAACAAAGTTTGGTGGAACCTACGTTTGAAGAAATTAAAGATGTAATAACAGATACTCAAAAAATGCAGATAATGGGAGAGGCACAAGGAAATGTAAATGCTGCCATACCCTCTATTCGAAAGTAGAAGAATACTAAATGTTATTTCTACTGCTAAGACCTTTGGATGTAGACCTAGTGACTTATTAGGTATAGATGAAGATGATGTGTATGGTCGTTACTGTATAGATGAGGCGGCTACATATCTATACAATATGATGCAACCTGACAAAGAAGGCAAAACTAAAAAACCAATATTTAGAGAAGATGAAATTGAAAGTAAAACTAAGAATAAAAATCCTGGTTTAGATTTACTGATGAGCTAATAAAATTAACAGTAGGACGAAGGTTCTACTGTTTTTTAATTATATGAAGGTGGTGAATAATATGGCTGGTGTAGATTTAGGGAGCATTGTTGCTCACCTAAAATTGGAAATGAGTGATTTTAATAGTAATCTAAATAGAGCAGTTGAGCAAGTAAATCAGACACAAAGTAGTTTCAGTGGTTTAAAAGCTACTGGGGAAAGTTTGTCTAGTGTAGGTACTGCTCTTACAGCGGGAGTAACTGCTCCAGTAATGGCCTTAGGAGCAAGTGTTGTTAAAACTCAGATGACATTCGAGCATTCAATGTCAAAAGTAAAAGCATTATCAGGAGCTACTGGTAGTGACTTAAAATTATTAGAAGACACTGCAAAACAAATGGGTGCATCAACTGTATATAGTGCAAGTGAGGCAGCTGATGCGTTAGGATATATGGCACTCGCGGGTTGGGATGCTCAACAATCGGCAGCAGGTTTACCTGGAGTACTTAATTTGGCGGCAGCATCTGGAATGGATTTAGCACAAGCATCCGATTTGGTAACTGATTATTTAACTGCATTCGGATTAGAGGCTGACCAAGCAGGACGTATGGCAGACGTACTATCTTATGCACAAGCTAACTCTAATACAACTACTGAGATGCTTGGAGAAGCATTTAAGAATTGTGCAGTTAATGCTCACAACGCAGGTATGACACTAGAAGAAACTACTGCAATCTTAAGTAAATTTGCAGATGCAGGTCTTAAAGGTAGTGAAGGTGGTACTGCCTTAAATGCAATCATAAGAGATATGACTCAGAAGATGAAAAATGGTGCAATACAAATAGGAAATACGTCAGTAAAAGTTCAAGACGCTAATGGTAACTTTAGAAGTATGACTGATATTATACGAGATGTAGATAAGGCAACAGAAGGTATGGGAGATGCTCAGAAGACGGCTGCTCTTATGACAACATTTACTGCCGACTCTATAAAGGGTATGGGTATCTTGTGTAATACAGGAGCAGACAGTATTGATAACTTTACAAAGGAACTAGAAAAAAGTAACGGTACTGCAAAGAAAATGTCTGATATGATGAACTCAGATTTAACTGGAGCATTAAAACAATTGAGTAGTGCTTGGGAGGCAGTACAACTTGATATTGGGAATACTACAGGTCCACTATCATTAGTGGTAGGTATGCTTACAAAATTACTTCAATCCTTCTTAAACTTACCGGGGCCTATTAAACAAGTTATAGTATCACTGGCACTATTACTTGCAGCCGTAGGGCCTATACTACTTGTTATAGGTAAAGGTATTCAGGTATTCTTAAAAATGAAGCAAGCAATAGGAATATTAAAAGCTGCATTCGGCGCAGCACGAACAGCCTTTTTAATATTTAAATCAGTTATAATGGATACAATTGTACCAGTAATAGTTGATACTGTAATACCTGCATTACAAAGTCTATGGGGAGTATTATTAGCTAATCCAATTGTATTAGTTGTGGCAGCTATAGCTGCACTTGTAGCTGCTTTTATATGGGCATGGAATAATATTGATGGATTCAAAGAGTTTTGGATTAATCTTTGGGAGAATATAAAAACTATAGCCAGTAATGCTATAGATTCATTAAAAAACTTCTTTACTCAGACTGTACCTCAAATGATAAGTGATATAGGAAATTGGTTCAGTAACTTACCTGAAACTATTTGGTATTGGCTATGTTTTGCAGTAGCTTATGCAGTATTATGGGTTGGACAGATGGCTCAAAAGGCCTATGAAGCAGGTAGTAAATTTGTACAAAATGCCATTACATTTATTCAACAATTACCAGGTAAAGTATGGACATGGTTAGTAAATACTATTAGTCGTGTTGGAAGTTGGGTAGTTCAAATGGCAAGTAGAGCTCAACAAGCTGGTAGTAGATTCTTAAATGGTGTAAGTACATTCATACAACAATTACCAGGTCGTGTATGGTCTTTCCTAGTATCAACAATTTCAAGAGTAATATCTTTTGTGGCAAGTTTTGCTCAAAAGGGTAGAGAAGCTGCACAGAGATTCAAAGATAATATCATAAATGGTATTAGTAGTTTACCTGGAAGAATGGTGACTATAGGAAGTAATATCATACATGGTATTATTACTGGTATTACTAATGCGGCTGGTAATTTATTTAGCACGATGCAAAATATAGCAAGTAGAGCTTTAAATGCAGCAAAAGACGCTTTGGGTATTCATTCTCCATCAACAGTATTTAGAGATATGGTAGGTAAAATGATACCGGCTGGTGTTACTGTTGGTATTGAGGCGAATGCAGGTAAAACTATAAAAGCAATTAAAGATTATGCAGCCAACTTGGTGACTACTATAGACACAAATAAATTCCTAGGTAAAGTTAATATGAGTACAGCAGGTATTAATATAAATAGTGAAAACACAGTGGATAATAATTTATTGTATGCGATAAAAGGTATGGCACAAGCAATGCAAGATAGTAAGCAAGAATTCGACTATAAAGAAATGGGAAAAGAATATAAAAAGGCATTACAAGATACTAATACTCCAATACTTATGGACAAAGTAGTGGTAGGACAAAAGGTGGCTAAGTCAGTACAAGAGACAAACGACTACTACAATGACCAAAAGGAAAGATTTAGAGGTGAGAGAGATTATGTATAATTATTTTAATTTTAATGGAACTCAGATAAATGATTTAGCAATAGTAACTAGTATAGAGAAACCATATATACCTGAAAAATCTATTGATACTATTAACGTATCTAGTAGAGACGGTGAGATATTTGACGGGGCCAAATATGACCCTGTCTCTATTCCTATCTCACTCGCAATAATAGGTGATACTGAGGAAGAATACAAGACTCGTGTTCAATGTCTTCATGATATTCTTAGTACAAAACAAGAAGTTCCAATAAAGTTTTGTGAGAATATCACCATATATGGAATGTTAAAAGGGGCACTTAAAGTAAAGAAAAAGAATAGTGTTAGTGGGTACGCTGACATAGAATTAATATGTCATACACCATATAGTTACAGTGATAATGTACAGGCATACAATGCCGAAGATGGTCAACAGACTGTGGTAGTTGAGAACAATGGTGAGTTAGCGACTCTACCATATGTAAGTATAGGCTTTGGAGCAGACGCTCATTTTGCTCAACTTCAAAATAATAAGACTGGAGAAAAAATATTGGTAGGGGATTATCCACAACTACAATTGAGTACCACAAAGAAGGAACAAACTCTTATATTACATGACCCTTGCACCAGTGTAGGTACATTAATTCAGAGTGGAGCAAATATTAACAGTGGCCGTGGCACAGGTGGTTCCTTTACTATTTCATCTGGAGGTGAAAGTTTTATTCTTAGCGAGTTAGGTAGTAGCACTGAGAAAATAAAAGGAGCGTGCGCACGTATTGCGTTGAGTAAAAATATTGATGATTTTAAAGTAATGGTGAGAATGCAATGTAGGTCAAGTGGTAAAAATGGAGACCCTAACAATGTTTTAAGTGAGCAAGAAAAAGTTAAAGAGACTGTAGTGGAGGGTGGTAAAGTTACTTATTATGAAGTAACTGCCAATGGAGTTAATTACAGAACTCAGCCAAGTACAAAAGGAAAATCTCAAGGAATTATTCCAAAAGGAACAAAATTAACCGATGTAACAATTCAGAATGGATGGGCGAAGATAAAATACAAAACTAAAACCTATTATGTATCAGCAAAATATATAAAGAAACAAGTAAAAGACAATTCTAAAAGTACTGTAAAGGAATTCACAGTAGCTAATATGTGGTTGACTCCAAGTAAAACACTAACAGGTGGTAGTTGTGTAGTATATACAAAACCTAACCCAAGCAGTAAAGTAGAATGTACTATACCATATGGCACAAAACTTAGAATAATACAAAGAACATATACATATAAACCAAAAGATTCTAATAGTGCCTCTCAGACAATAACTTACTATAGAATATATAAACCTTGGAAAGATAAAAATGGTAAGAAACATACTGGTTATATAAATGTAGACAATCTTAAAGGGGCGGCAGCAATGGATAATAGTGTTGATTATAGTGATGACCCTGCATACGCAGACCATAAGACAGGAATAGCTGAGGTATATGGATTCGATATAAACGGTACTCAGATATTCAGATTATATTTAGGCGATATTAATCAATATTTTGAGTATAACCAAGCAGAGGTAAGTGTTAGTAAAAAATCTATATTGATAACAAGTAATGATAAGCCAAAGGAAAAAACTGACCAAACTGTTGATAATAATGGTAAAATTGTTACTAATCATTATATGAGTGGTAAACACGGTAGTTGGAATGATGCCAACGCTTACTTTACATTAACTAGGAAGAAAACTGGTAAAAACTATGTGTATAGTGCTCAAGTACAAAAGAATGATGATGGAACATTTACTCAGTCTGTATCAGCTAATAACAAGCGTAGTAGTGAGTACTCTACAGAACCATTAAGTTACTTAGCGATATACATTGGAACTATGGCAGATAAATTAGAGAATGCTTGTGGAGTAGGTATTAGTGATATAAAAGTATATGAATTGAATCCTGAGAGTGAAGAAGTTTCTAATATAAAATACTTTGAGTCTGGAGATAAATTAGACTTGGATTTTGAGAATGGTGATTGCTATTTAAACAACGAATTAAGAAATGATTTAGTGGACATAGGCAGTTCATATTTTACTGTAGATGAAGGTGAAACAACATTACAAGTAGTTAGCGATGATACATCTGCAAGTCTAGGTGTATTGATAAGAGAAAAATGGTTAGGAGTAGTAGATGAAGATAGAAGTACTCCAGCTGAGAATTTAAATTTAACTAGTGAATAGGAGGTATTTAAATGATTAAAAACTTATATATATTTGACAATACGAAAAAACTATTAAAACTAATAAATACCACAAATACCAATAACATAAAAGTGTATGATGACACTTATACTAGTGAACTTATAACGGGGGCAGAGACTTATACTGCCTCCTTTAAAGTAAGTTATCAAGACCAACCAATATTTTTAGAAGGTAACTATATTGGATTTTATTGGCAAGATAACTTTAAACTTATGCAGATTAAGAAAACCACTAGTATTGAGCACATAGATGATGTGACTATTACAGTTTATGCAGAGTTTATTGGTATTGAATTGTATAATAGTTATGTGGATAAATTTGTGGCAGACGGAAATGCGACAAAATTATTGGAAACTATACTAATGGATACTAACTATAAAGTTGGCTATGTAAGTCCTTCATTAGATGAGGAAGCCTTTAGAGTAGAGACTACAGAAGTTACTAGTGTATATTCAGTCATACAGAATGCGACTTCAATATTATATGAATGTGAATGGCAATTTAGAACAGTTCCAGTAGACATAAAAAGAGGTAAATTTAACTTCTTTGTAGACTGCTTTGCGAATGGTGAGAGAGGAACTAAAAGATATAAAAGATTTGAGAGTGACAGAAATAGTTATGGTATGAAACGTACTGGAGATATTACAAACTTTTGTAGCGGTATTATTCCAGTAGGTAAAAATGGACTTACTATTAGTGATGTGAAGTGGGAAAAAGAACAAGGCGACCCAACCGACAAACCGCTTGGTCAGAACTATATATTTGATGAGAAAGCGCATGAAATGCTGAATAATGGTGGTAAATATGTATTGATGAAATATAAAAGTGATGCAGAAGATATATATACATTAATTCATGAAGGGTATGCAAAATTAAAAGAACTGAATAAAACTAAATTCAGTTATGAGATACCAGTATATATGACTGAGCAAGATTATGAGGAAATTGATATTGGTGATACTAACTATGTTGTTAGTAGAAAATTTAATCCTCCAGTTCAGTTAGAAGCACGTATTACAAAATTTGAAATCAGTTTTACTGACAGAACTAAAAACAGTATAACTTTAGGAAACTATAAACAAATACGTAGTAAGATGAAGTCTCTTAGTAAAGATGACATAGTTAATGATGTCATTGATATTATTAAGAAACACGGAAAATTGACTGCTAGTGATTTACTTGCTATTAGAAATTATCTAAATCAACTAGGCATTGATAAAAAATTAATAGACAAACTAATTAAACAATATACAGACAAAGTAGTGCCCGACCCTATAAAACCAGGTGATGACTCAGACAAAATAAGTGAAGATACAGAAGACTATAGAAGTATTAACATAAAGAAAATCGATAATGGACTTTGGATAGGAGATAGTAGAATACACGACTGCATAAAATATAAATGTGGTGAAATAAAAGGTAAAACACCTACTACTCAACCACAACCAGACAAGAAAGAGGATAGCAGTAAAACTGCAAAACAATATAAAGCAGCAGTAGATTATTATGCAGGATTTGGACTAGGTAAATGGAGTGATAAATATAGCGATGTCAGAAATATGAGAAGTAAATCTAATCACTGGAAAATATATGCTCCAGTTGAATATTATAGCAAGAAATTTGGACTAGACCCTCAACTAGTATATGCTATGATATACGCTGAGTCTAGTGCTAATCCATATGATGCTACAAAAGACTCAACTGGTGGATACGGACTTATGCAGTGTGAACGTGGTACATATTTTAATAAGAAAATGAAAATAAAATACTTAGACGGAAAAGTTGAGTACTTTACTCCATCTTATTCTAATATGAAACCTAAATCTTGTGGCACTAAAAGAATAAACGGTGTAACAGTGGATAAAGCAATATGTAATCAAATAATGGTTGGATGTAATGAGATGAGAGCAAGACTTGAAGACTATCATTATAATATATTTGCATCTTTATGTGGTTATAACTTTGGAATAGGTGGTTTCCAATGGGTGGTTATGCACTACATAAAAGATAGATACAAACTAAATATAGTTGTAACTAATAATGGAAGAAGTGCGTTATTATATAAACAATCAGCCGCCGTTCAGAAGAAATACTGGGAAGTAATCGACACAATGCAGGCACCTTGGAAAAATTATAGAAAAAAATATAAACAAGTTACTGGATGGGGTACTCCTACAAATATTGAAGACTATCTTAGATGGTATAAAGTAGTAGATGGTCAACTACCATATTGTATTGATACTAAAGGTAAAAAAAGAGGTTATGGAGCAATAAAACCAGGTACTTCTAATAAGAGTGCAGAAGCTACTGCCGTATCTACAGAGGCTTCAATGACTAGAGCAGCAAGTGTAAAAAATGCCCCTACTTGGAAAATAGAAGGTAACACTACAAATACAAAAGGTGTGGCAGAAAATGTACGTAAGAAAATAGTAAATAAAGCTAGGGAAATTTGTGACCTACATCAAAAATATAAAAAAGCTACTTATTATGGTGGAGCATGTATTTACGACGACAGTAAAAGATTTAGAGTAAGTGGAACTATACACGGTATTAAAAACCCTTACTGCTACGTTTGTAGTTCTCTTAGTAGTTGTGCTTACTTATATGCAGGACTTAGAAGTGTAACTGCAAAATATGGTGGAGCCAATTGTGCTTATGGTTCTTTAGTAAGATATGCCACAAAATATAGTGGATATACATTAAAGAAACTAACAAGTAAAACAATTGATGAATTATTACCTGGAGACTTAATAATGTTAAGTAATGCCACAGTTCCTTCAAATGTAACTGTTGCTTGGGCATCAAAATCAGGTGGAGATAGTAAATATGCCAAAGCAGGTACTCATCACGTAGTTGTGTATTGTGGAAAAGTAAAAGGTAAACGTATGATAGCTCATGCAAGTGGAGGGCATAAATGGCCAAGAGCAATAAGATATGAAGACATGAACATAACATATAGTTCAAGAGGTAGTATGTCTCATTGGTATACACACGGTATAATATTAAGACCTTGGGATTTAGCGAGAGCAGACAAAGAGGCAAAAGTAAAAAACCAATCAGCTACAAAACCAACTCCTCCAAAAGACATAGTAGATGATGATGACGGAACAACTTATGAAGTTACTTATAAAGGACTTAATAGTGCAGCTCCTAAAGACTTTGTAGAGGGTGGAAAACTTATTACTAATATTACTGTCAATGGAGTTACTGATAAAACACCATATCCTAAGACTGTCAGTCATGTCATGTTAGCTTTCGGAGTTCCAGCACTTGGGGATAATGTGGATAACGTTGTGGAAGACTATCAATCTCTTATAAAAGCACTATTGAAGAAATATCCAAAGAAACCTATATTTGTATGTGAAGAACCACGTTTGAGAAGTTCTCAATCAGGTAATTATGAAAAAATGAATGCAGCAATAGATTCTCTTAATAATATGATGTTAGACTACTGCAACAAAACAAGATACGTTATATTCTTGAGAAAACCAAAAGATATGTGCGATGCAACAGATAAACATTATTGGCTTAGCAGTTTAACTACTGACGGCTATAGAATGAAGGACAAGGCATCTACTCAGACTTACTACAAAGAGTATAAGAAAAAGATATTATACTTTGGTGAAGGAGCAGAATGGGAGAGTGACAGTGCTACAAGCAATAAGATGTTAGATAGTCAAAGAGTATACAGTTATAATAAACCATTGAAAAAATTACAATTCAGAGTTCCTGCTACTTCATCAACAAACTACAATGATAGTTACTATGCACGTATTGTATTCACTACTGCAAAAGGATTCAAGCTAATACAACCTGGCACAGTATACCTAGAAGGTGTGGACTGTAAGAATGGAGTACTATTACCTAAAGTAGGTACTACTTATATTGTATCTGTGTATTATAATCCCGACACTACAATAAGTGACAAGCCGTATTTAGGAAGTGTTGGAGCTAAGAAAAAAGGCACTAATTATGCACAGCCTCTTTTTAAATATTCCTCAGACCTAGTTAAAATAGCTGATAGTTATTATAAAAATAATAGTAAGTTCAGTTATAATTCTACTACACCTTGTGACTTCAAGAATCCTGCTGAGAATATCAGTAAGTGGAAAGTAAACGGAAAATATCAAATAGATGATAGTTGTTTTCTTAATTATGTATTAACTGGTTGGACTTATGAAAAATCTCCATATGGCAACGAAAAGAAAGCTGATAATAATAGAAATAATAGTATTAGTTGGGCAATTCCAAGCACTAGAAATGAAGCTAATATAGGAAAATATTTTGTACAGAAAAACTGGGTGGTAGACGTGGCAGACTTAGAAACATTTAAAAATTTAGCCATTGGAGATATAATATTTATGGATGCAGACAGTAAAAACAACGGTGAATTTATGGCTATATCCCATACTGCAATAGTAGTTGAAAAAGACAGTGCTGGCGACTTTGTGGCACTTGAATGTACAAATGGATTGACAAACGGAGTATTCAGAAAAGTAAAAGTAAAAAGTTTATCAAGTAAAAATATATTATTTGTTGGTAGATTTATGATTGGATAGGAGGGATTTACATGATGGATGATGGACGAGAACACGTTGATAGACCTGTATATGATGATGACGGTGAGATGATTATATGGCCAACATTAGATGAAGATATGGAAGAATTTGCAGAGGAATCAGAAGTAGCTACAGTAGCTGCTTCTGACGATACTACAGAAGATGACACGTATTATGAAGTACCTGACACTGTAGAAGATGACCAAGATAGAATTGATGTACAAGTTGAGGGTATCGAAGATGAAGAATGTGAGGACGCCAAGATAGGAGATATTCAACAGGCTGGAGAAGATTATAACGAGGCCATGGATAGAATTGTTGCTGTATTAATGCAGGCATTAAGTACAGAAGAAATGACAGAGGAGATGAGTGCAGAACTACAAGACGCCACTAACAATATGGAAACTGCTAAACAAACAATAACAGATTTGTGTGGTGACCCTGATACTAAAGTATTAGAAACTGACCCTGATACGAAAATTCCTCAAAACTTACAAGAACTATTAGAAACACTTACAAAAGATGGAAAGGCTCCATGGCTATATATAGATGATGAAGGTAATCTATTATTAGACGGAGAAAGCGTTCCAAAATTAAAAGTAGTTGAGTTAGAGGCACAAAAGATAAAAGCAGATTATGGTGAGTTCAAAGACCTTACAACAAATAACTTTACAGCTATAAATGCTAAAATTGATAACTTAAAAGTCGGTGATTTAGATGCCATTAACGCCACTATAACAAACTTAAAAGCTACAGTGGCAGAAATACAAACCTTAATTGGTGGTCATCTTACTATGGATAATATACAATCATTAAATCTTACTGCTGGTAAAGTCACTATAGCAGACGCACTTATAAAAGATGCCATGATAGATACTGTAAGCGCGAACAAAATCAATACTGGTACAATTAATACTAATAATGTAAATATTCAGAGTGATGATGGCTCTATGTTATTACAAGGTAATCTTCAACAATTTAAAGATAGTAAAGGCAATGTACGTATTCAAATAGGAAAAGATGCTAAAGGTAATTTTACTTTTGTATTATATGATGAAACTGGTAAAGGTCAACTTATTAATCAGAATGGTATTCAATCAAGTGACGCTATAAAAGATGGATTAATAGTTGATAGCAAAGTAGCAGATAATGCCAATATAAGTGGTAGTAAATTGGATATTAGTAGTGTTATCAGTAGTATCAATAATAACACTAATACTATAAAAGCAAGTCAGATAAAATTTAATGATACTGACCAAACATTGGATGTATCATTTAACCAACTTAAGAAGACAGTTGATACTATAAAAGATGTTACTATCGGTGGAGATTTAAGTAGTGTTATTGAGCAGGTATCTACCAATACAACTAACATAGGTATAGCACAAGGTCAAATTAGTCAATTAATTAGTAATACAACTATAACTAAGACAGATGGTACTGTTACTCAACTAAAAGATGAATATAATAGCACTGTAGATACTGTAAATAAACATACAACTGCAATAGGAAAATTAGAAACTAGTTTTAACGGAACATTGACAAAGACTGTATCTCAGTACTATGTTTCTACAAGTAATACTACTCAAACTGGAGGTAGTTGGATAGAAACTACTCCTGAATGGGAAAATGGAAAATATATATGGCAAAGAATAAAATACACACAAGGTGATGGCAGTGTAACATACTCAACACCAGTATGTATTCAAGGCGCTAAGGGAGATAAAGGAGATAAAGGCGAACAAGGCTCACAAGGTATTCAAGGACCACAAGGTGAACAGGGTCCACAAGGACTACAAGGTTTACAAGGTGAACAAGGTGAGCAAGGTATCCCTGGAACACCAGGTACACCAGGAAAAGATGGTACACCTGGTAAAGATGGAGCACCAGGAACACCTGGTAAAGACGGTAAGACAACATATTTTCATATAAAATATAGTGCCAATGCGAATGGTAATCCAATGAGTGAAACTCCAAGTACTTATATAGGTACATATGTTGATTATAATCCAAATGATAGCACTGATTATAAAGCTTATACATGGAGTAGATTTGAAGGTCAACAAGGTGAACAAGGTATACCTGGAACTAATGGTACAGACGGTAAAACTTATTATCTACACATAAAATATAGTGATGATGGAGGTAAAACTTTTACATCAAACAAAGGTGAAACTCCTGGAGCTTATATAGGAGTTTACACTGATACAAACAATAAAGATAGTGAGTCCGTTACTACATACACATGGAGTAAAATAAAAGGTGAACAAGGGGCAAAAGGTGATAAAGGTGACCAAGGTGAACAAGGGGTACCAGGAACACCAGGAACTGATGGTAAAACTTATTATACTTGGATTAGATATGCAGACGATATTAATGGGACTGGTATTAGTAATGACCCTACTAATAAAACTTATATAGGTTTTGCTTATAACAAAACAACACAAACTGAAAGTAATACCCCTACTGATTATACATGGAGTTTAATAAAAGGGGATAAAGGGGACCAAGGTGTACCAGGTACTAAAGGTACAGATGGTAAAACTTATTATACTTGGATAAAATATAGTGATAATGCAGATGGCACAGGACTATATGATACACCAAAAGACACTACAAAATATATAGGTATTGCACCAAATAAAGCAAGTGCCGGTGAAAGTACTAATAAAACAGACTACATATGGAGCAAGTTTAGAGGGGATAATGGTAAACCAGGTGATAAGGGGCAATCATTAGTTAGCTCAATTCCACAGTGGTATTTATCAACTAGTAAAACTTCACAAGCTGGTGGCAGCTGGGTCGAAAGTATGCCAGCTGTAACACAGGATAAATACTTATGGCTAAGATATAAATTAACATGGGAAAATCCTACAGCAACTACTTATACAACACCAACACTAGAACAAGTGGCAGAACAAGTAAAAGTAGTAACTAGTAAACAAGCAAAATTAGAACAATCTTTAGATGGTTTTAAAATGACTGTTAGTGATACCTATGCAACAATAGATGGGTTAAACGAAGTTAAGGAGTCAATTCAAAATAAAGACGGATATACTATAATACTTAGTAAAGAGTGTATAGTAACTACATGTGAATAAATGGAGGTGTTTTTATGGCAACAATAACTGTATCAAGTAACCCCAGTACAACCGGGGATACACTAACCGTAAATTTTACAACGGATGCTACTAATATTACCGACATTTTACTAAGTAAGGACGGGGGTAGCACTTATATAAGTGCTACTTCCTTTACTAAGTCTAGTGCGGTTTTTAATATTAGTAACTGGGATAATGGTACATATGATAAATGTAAATTAAAATGTGTGTATACTGAGAGTGGTGGTGGCACTACTGACACATATTATACAATAACATATAGTTTAAACCAAGCAACAAGTTCTAACTCAACTAAATCTATTAAAAAAGGGTCTAGTTATACCACTATTGTGGCAGCAAACGAAGGTTATAATATTAAAAATATTAGTGTTGTAATGGGTGGAACTGATATAAGTAATACTGTTATTAGAGGAAGTAATATTAATATACCAAATGTTACTGGTGATATAACTATTACTGTTACAACAGAAGCAATTCCAGTAACACCGGAAACATTAACTATTAGTAATATTGCAAACATAACACAACAGGAAAAAACAGAATTTTATATTGAATATGATACGAATATTGCAGTAGCAAAACATGAAGTATCGTGGGATGGCGGAAATACATTCTACGACAAGACAAGTGAAGTAACTGCTAATGGAACACATTATAAATTTAAACACGATAATAAGGCTAATGCTGGAACTTATAAAATGGCTATAAGGGTTACAACTGCAAAAGGTACTACTAAGACAAGTAATGTATTCACAGTCACTTTAGCAACTAAAGACGGATTAACTTTTACTCAATATAAAAGACTTAATGACGGGGTAATAACAGATACTACAGATGGCACTTATTATAGTACATTAAATTATATAAATGTAACTGCCGGTAAATCTTATACTTTAAATCTTAATAAAGCTAATTATGTATGTGTTTGTTATTATAACTCATCCAATTCTTATGTATCATATGCTGAAGGCAACACAGATGACTGGTCAAATAAAGAGTTATCATATACGTTTACTGTACCAGCAAATATAACTAAAATATTAATATGTGCTACTGGTGATGCAAGTACTGCAATCACAGGTACATTGAAAGAAAATGGCTCAAGTTCAAGTTCATTATTAGATTCCAGTGGTGCTTATGTAATAGATGATTTTTCAGGTAGTAGTGTAGACACTAATAAATGGGGATATGAATTAGGTTATGTTAGAAATAATGAAACTCAAAAATATACAAATACTAATGCAGAAATTAATGATGGCATATTAGCATTAAGAGGTAAAAAAGCGAGTGATGGTTCTTGGACATCAGCATCAATTATTTCTAAAGGTCACTTTGCTTTTATGTATGGTAAAATAGTGGCGAGGGTTAGAGCTTGTAATTATAATGGCTCTTTTGGTGCATTTTGGACTTTAGGTGACAGTTTTGAATTTGGATATAAAGAAAATGGCAGCCCTGATACACTAGGTGAATGGTGGGCTTATTGTGGTGAATTTGATGTAATGGAATTTTATAATGGTAAATTAACTTGCGGTACATTCTTCAATGAAAAGGAAGAAAGTGGCCGTGTATGGTATGATAATTATCCTACTGGTGATTGGCACGAGTTTGCTATGGAATGGAATACAGATGGTAGTTTAGTTTTCTCCATAGATGGACATGAATTAAGTAGAACAAATGCTACCGATAATAGAGCATTCCATATACCACACTTTATTTTACTTAATCAAGCAATTGGTGCTAGTGGTGGCACACCTGACAGTAATACTACTGAAATCACACAATACGTTGACTGGGTAAAATATTACCCATTAAGTACCGAAAATGTAGTATTAAATTCTAGTGACTTTACACTAGCTGCTATGGATGCTAATGATAGTTCACATAACTGTATGGTAAGACCTACTTTTAATGATAACTGTATTAATAAATCATTAACATGGAGTTCTAGTAATGATAGCCTTGTATGGGTTCATAGTGGATTGTGTAGTAGTTATGCAGGAGCTAATGGTGAAGTAGTAATAACTGCCACTTCACACAGTGGGGTATCTAAATCGATAACATTAACAGTATCAAATGGTACATTAAAAGAAAAAAGTTCAGGTGGTGGAAGTACAGATACTTATTATACAATTAAATATTCTTTACATGATTCTACTAGTTCTAACACAAGTACTTCTATTAAAAAAGGTTCTAGTTATTCTACAACTATCACTCCTAAAAATGGTTTTAGAGTAAATACGATTTCTTGTATAATGAATAGTAATGATATAAGTAGTTCAGCGGTTAGTGGTAATAATGTTAATATACCTAATGTTACAGGTGATGTTTCTATCCTTGTAGATACTGAAGCAACTTCTACACCAGAACCAGAACCAGGTACTATCGGTAATATGACATTTGGAAAAAAAGTTGATACTAGCACACATAAAATAGTTGATAGTACCGACGACTGGGCAACAATTAATCCAGTAACAGTTGAAAAAGGTGGATACTATACATTACAAATGGATGCTACATGGGTATGGTGTTATGCTTATGATGACAATGATAATTTTGTTAAAGAATTATTTACTACTACAGGTGACTATAACACTAAATATTCATTTAGGGCTGAAACAACTAAAATAAGATATGGATGTTATGACCCACGAAAATTTTTAAGCTATTGTAATTTAATCAAAACAAGTTAGGAGAGTGATAAATAATGAGTGAGATATTCAGTAATACGTTCACCACAACAGTTAATAAAGTAGTGGTAGAACAAACTAGTAAAAATACTAGAATTGATATATATAAAGGAACTACTCCTTTAGTTGCAGTTAACACAACGCCAACTACAGGACAATATAAAGTAACTATAACAGACACCACTAACTGTACTGCAAAATTAGAGAGTGATTATAAAACTATCACTCTCCTTACTGCAACAGGTAATGCCGGGGAAATACACGCAACTATTAATATAGAAGGAAAATCAACTGTTAATAAAACTATACCCGTGGCATCCATTACTAAAAGTTCAGTAATAAAAGCTACTGAAACTCAATACCAACAATTAGCTGATAGATTTTCTTGGATGGTTAGAGGTAATAGTGCAAGTTCGATGACCTTAACAGACGAAATGTTAGCGATTATAACTAAGCAAGTAAAAGTAAATGGAGATATGATAGTTGACGGTGCTATAGACGGTAAAACTATTACCGGTGCAACTATAATAGGTAGCACCTTTAGGAACCAAAGTAATACATTTAGCGTTGATAGCGAAGGAAATATTGTTGGTGCTCAAATACAAGGTAGTGAAGTTATAGGAGATAGTTTTTCCGTTGAAGGTGAGCTTACTGCCGACACAATTACTGCCAACAAAATAAACAGTGCTCAATATCCAAGTACCTTGGACGATGATATACAAATAGAAATTAGTAGTAGTGGTGATGATAATAGTGAATTATATGATGGGGCAATATTTGCTACAGTAGCAGGTACACTAGACGCACTACCTAAATTCCTTAATGGTAAAACTGTAAATATATGGATACGAGAAGATATTTATGAAAATATAGACTTTCAATTTTTTACTAGTGGTGTAATAAATTTATATTTAGATGGCAATACAGTATATGGTTATATACGAAATTATATGAGTTCTACCAAAGTCCGTGTATATGGTGGATGGCCTGGCACTGAGGAAGGTCATGTAGGAACAATACATCCAAGTACAGGTTGTGCAGTTGCCAGTAGAACTGGTAGTTTAATTGGACAGGAAAGTTCCCCACTTAATGCGTATAGTGTAAAAATATATGGTAGTGATTATAAAGCTAGTAACGGAAATTCTGCCACTGTTGGTATTGTAGGTGACTCATATTCTACTGGATATTATAAGAATATACAGTTTGTCAATTGTGATGTAGGTTTTAGAGGAAGTGGTGGAGGAAGAATACATGATGCAGCTTCAAGTGGTGTATGTAGTCAATACGCATACCAAGCTACAAGCGGTGCAGTAATAACAATAGCTAATGCAGCACACTGCGGAGGTACTACTGCAAATATTGCTGAAACACTTCCAGCACAAATAATAGCACACGCTAAAGCTACATATGCAGGAGGTAACCAAACTACAGACGACACCCCAGCTCCTACACCAACAACTAAAAAAGTAGTTACTATAAAATCTATTAGTGGTGATACTTATAGAAGTTCAGTATATAACAACTGGAAAAAAGATAATACTTGTAGACAAGGTGATTATGGTTATGGTGATTGCAATGGTTGCTGGTTCTTTGGTACTCAATTCAACCAATTTAAGGGTAAAAGTATTAGTAAAATTGAACTTACTATTAAAAGAATTTCCGGTGGTTCTTATAGTGGAGTAGCATTACAAGTAAAAACACATAACTATACAAGTAGACCAAGTGGAAAACCTTCTTACGGTTCTAGTTGTGGTAGTGTTAGCATTGCAGTTGGAGATAGTGGTAAATTAACTATTACTAATAGTACTATACTTAATGCAATTTCTAATGGAACTGTAAAAGGATTTGGTATTCAATCTTCTTATAATAGTAGCAGCTATGCAGTATGTAGTGGTAGTGTTACAATGAAGGTTACGTATACAGAATAAAATTTAAAGGACTAGTTGATTCTAGTCCTTTTTTAACTAATATACAATATGAACATAATATATAGGAGGTAATGCAATGGATGCTTTAAATTTACTAAATGCAATTTACAAAAGAGAGTTGGCGGATGCCATTGAAAAGAAGGTGATGTTAGAAGCGCAATGTGAAATATATAAACAACAGGTGGAACAGCTTAAAAAGGAATTAGCCGAATTAAAGGAGCCACCTAAAAAGTAGGTGAATGTATGAGTGATGAAAAGGTGCAGGAACTATTATTAAAATTAATTGAGGATGTGGCAACAATAAATGCAAAATTGGACAGTATTAATGAACAAAGACTAGCAAGTAGAATGGACTTAATTGAAGCACAAACAAGAGAACAGGAACGAGTAATAAAAGGATTAGAGAATAGAAATAGTAAACTGGAAGAATATGTAAGGAATACTTTAGTTGAGCACGAAAAGGCAAATAAAGGTTTATGGACTTCCTTAGGACTTGCTATGTTCAGTATTGTTCTAACAGTGGTAACTAATATTTTATTTAAATAGGAGGTGTTACACGTGAAACAATTTTTATTAAGTCATCCAAAACTTAGAAATCCATACTTTTACTTGTCAGTAGTGGCACTTATATTCAGTGCGAGCGGTGTGGATTTTAACCAACTAACAAGTTGGCCACTATTTATTGAAGCACTTAAGGGTATTATAAATAACCCAGTGGCAATAGTGGCAATAATAACTGCCTTTTTAGGAATATGGAATGATAACTCAACAAAAGGCTTAGACGGAATAAAACATAAATAATGAAAGGAGGAAAAAGCCACAATGATTTATAAGAAATGTATTATGACAATCAATAAAAATAATGCCACACTTGACGAAGATATTTATCTATTTAGACTGGATAAAAATATTGAGTTGCATTTTTCAATTGTAAATAACAGATACAAATTTGATAAAAGTGATTTAAATAATATTATAGCACAAACTAATGCAGCCTATTTCCAAATAAGATTATATAGAAGTGATGAAATAAAATATACTTTTGCAATACAACCTACACAAGATGGAGTGGCAGTACTTACAATAACAGACGACCTTATAAATGACCCTATTGAATTAGGTGAATATGATTTCCAAATATCATTATTGGATGCCGACAAAACAAGTATGATTTCCATGCCTATTGTAAAACAACAATTGCATGTGTGTGAGCCACTTGTGGATAATCAGGCAATTATGGGTAGAGCAGTGCTAGGGTTGAGTAGTTTAGCGAGTGGTGAGATAAAAAATGCTTTTGATAGTGAAGGTAATTATATTAGAGAAATCCATAATGATGGCGATATATTATCAGCAAGTATAATAAATAAATTTGAGGAAGCACTAGACACTAATACCAAAGCCATAAAAAGCCAAAACAGTAATTTGCCTCATATTATTTCTAGTAAAGTATTGACTACTGTACCTGCTAGTGATATAAAAATAAATGATGAAATTACTGTAAATAATATCTCTATTAATAAAGACAGAAGATATTATATAGAATTCTTAAATAGTAAAAAATTATGTAGTTTATTAATAAGCGAAGAGTATGGTGATTGTATTGCATGTAGTATAGGTAATTATTCTATAGAGGTACACAATAACACATTTAATATATCATTATACATTGATAAAATAAATACATCTGATATTATTGATACTTTTACTGATTTAGTTATATATGAAGAAGAAATTAAATATTTAGATAGCAAGTACTTAGAAAATGACTTAGTATTACAAAATAGTATAAGTTTAGGAAGAGTGGGAGATATAGGAGTAGCAAGTAGTGCCATAGGTATGGATGTAATGGCATCAGGTGATTACTCACATGCTGAAGGTGAAGACACAACAGCTTTAGGTAATTCTTCACATGCAGAAGGTATGAATACAACTGCTTTAGGATTATATTCACACTCAGAAGGTAATTCTACAACTGCATCAGGTAAATATGCACATGCTGAGGGTAATTCTACAACTGCATCAGGTGATTATGGTTCACATGCTGAAGGTAGTAATACAATAGCTAGTGGTGTTGGTTCACATGCTGAAGGCAGTTCTACAACTGCTTCAAATTATTATTCACATGCAGAAGGCGATAGTACGACTGCTTCAGGAGAAAATTCTCACTCAGAAGGTAAATATACAACAGCTTCAGGTGAATCTTCGCATGCCGAAGGTGATAGTACTACTGCTTCAGCATATTGTTCTCATGCCGAAGGTAATTGTACAACAGCTTCAGGAGAAAATTCACATGCAGAAGGCGCTAGTACTATTGCTTCTTCTCAAAATCAACACGTACAAGGTAAATACAACATAGAAGATACTGAAGGTAAATATGCACATATAGTAGGTAATGGTGAGGATGGTAAAAATTCTAATGCTCACACTTTAGATTGGCAAGGTAATGCTTGGTATTCAGGTAAATTATCCCAAGAAGGTACTCCTACTGAAGATAAAGATTTAGTTACTAAAAAATATGTAGATGATAATGCAGTTAACAAATATAGCCAATTAAACGAAAGACCAATAGAAGTATTTCCTTATACTGAAAAATTAAATAAAGTTACAAATGTTACACAAAAATTATGTACAATAGATGTAGCAGATTTAAAAGCAGACACAACTTATATGTGCCCTGATAATTGTGGTAGACTTGTATTACAATATACAAAACTAAATAATTCAAAAATTTCATTTTATATGAGCTATAGTCCTAATAGTTTAATTATTCAAACTGGATATAAAAATGATAAACAAATTGAAATATTAATAGATGGAATTGTATATACAGTTACTTTTAAAACTGCAACTGAAGAATCTAAAGTTGAACAAACTGTTAGATATTTAACAGATAAAAATACTACAGAATATACACCAACAACTGATTATAATCCTGCAACTAAGAAATATGTAGATGATAATATATTACTTGAACAACTACCTATATTAAGAATTGATGAAACTAATAAACGTATATATGTTAATTGTAATAATATGGGAACATATAAAAAATACTTTGTACCAAATAAGTATGCTAATGTGTATGGATTTTCATTTATTTATACAAATGAAGATAAGAGTGAAACAGAAATAGCCCTTATTGGTGGTGCTATGACTAGAGATGATTTTATATTGTGTGCAAGAAATACTGATACTTTATTTATACTCATACTAGGTGGTACAGATAAATACAAATATACTAAAAGTACTAAAACACTAGAAAAAGGTTTATATGGATATTTAAAAATAGGAAATACGCAAGAATATGCACCAACAGAAAATTATAATCCTGCAACTAAGAAATATGTAGATGATAAAGTCACTAGTTTACCTCAACTATCCTTTAATGAAGCTGGTGAATTAGTTGTAACAATAAATGGAGTTAGTAAAACTTTTGTACCTAAATCTTAATAAAAAATAAAGAGGTGGTAAATAATGAAGACTAAAAATGGTTTTACATTATTAGAAAACGCTAAAGATGTAAAAAATTGGTTGGCAAAACAACACGTAAGTAGAACAATAACAAAATTACAAGTACACCATATGGATATGCCAAGTTATAGTACCTGGGAAAAAACTGATAAAAAAGTATTTGCAGAGCCACACTTTGGACGTACTGAGTCCTTGGATAGTTACGGTAAAAGTAAATGGCATAGCAGTGACGGACATGGTCATTATATTGCACAACACTTCAATGTATTTCCAGACGGAAAAATTACAACTGGACGTAATTTAAACTCCACTCCAATTGGCATTAAAAAATGGAATGAGAATGCCATCTGCATTGAAATATATGGTTGTTTTGATAAAGGACGTGACAAAATGACTGCTGCACAAAAGAAGGCAGTAATATATCTATATGGAGAGTTATGCAAAAAATTCCATATTCCGGTAAACACTACACATATAAGACCCCACTGTTGGTTCACTGCTAGTGGTGCGTATTTAGGAAAATATAGTGCTAGTAGAAGTGCTAAAACTTGTCCCGGCACTGCATTTTGGGGTTATGGTTGTAGCCCTAAAGGGTTTACACACTTTATAAGTGATGTAAAGAAATATGTAAACGGCAAAGAGGAAAAACCAAAAGAGGAAAAACCTAAAGAATTTAAGCCTTATATAGCACGTTGCACCACTGATGACCTTAATTGTAGAAAAGGTGCTGGCGTAGAATATGATGTAGTTGATGTAATAAATAAAGGTGTAGCAATAACAATAATAGAAGAAAAAGAAGTCGATGGTGGCGTTTGGTGCAAAGGTAAAGCCGGTTATTGGGTTAATAAAAAGTACTTAGAATTTGTTAGATATGTATAAATATATAAGAATTCCTACATAATATATGTAGGAATTTTTTTATTTAAAATACTTGATTAATTATATAAGTAGTGGTATAATATATATAAATAAAAAGATAAGGAGATGTTATTAATGAGAGAATTAAAATTTGGGGTTGAGATTGAATTCTTTGGTGCAAACTATGTAACAGTTATACAAAGACTTAGAGCTGCCGGTATATCAGTAGCTGACTACCAAGGATATACACATAAAGTTATAGCACAATGGAAAGTTACAACTGACTCAAGTGTTACAGGACGTGATACTGGTTTATATAGAGGCTTAGAACTTGTAAGTCCAATACTATACGGAGATGAAGGTTTAGACGAACTTCAAAAAGTATATGAAGTATTAAATAGTTGTGGTGCTAAAGTGGATAAAACTTGTGGTACTCACGTACATTTTGATATAGCTGATTTTACAGTGCAAAACTGTAAGAACTTTTTAAACTTATACTATAATTATCAAAATGTTATAAATTACTTAGTACCACCTAGTAGACGTAGAAATGAGTACTGTAAACCTCTTAAAAAAGATGATTTAGTAAAGATTAATCAAGACTGCGTTACAAGTATAAGTGATATATCATATCTACTAAATACAAGATATCGCAAGGTAAACCTACAAAGTTATATAAAATATGGGACAATAGAAATAAGACAACATGGAGGAACAACTGAGTTCGATAAAATGGAATCTTGGATAATATTAATGTATCAATTATTAGACAGCGCCAAACAAGAAGAAAAAATAGATTTATGTTGTAGACCATACACAGTAACACTTAAAAATTTAAACCGATTATTAAAAAGAACAAACTTAGATAATACTTGTATAGGTGATTACCTAACAACAAGATTTAATAACTTTAAGGAGGTGGCATAGTATGTTAACATTAGACCAATATAGAGAGATATGCAAGGTAAAGGACGGAAGTCCTTTTACCTGCAATATAAATATAAATACGTATATTGACGGTGTAAGATTTAGATTAGCTCAATGGTATGGCATACCTGAGGAACAAATATCAGATGAGTTCATATATAAATTTTTAAAAACTTTGGATAAAACAGGTGAATAATTATGTAAGTAGCAGTATAATATAATTAATAAAAGATAAATAAAAAGAAAAAAGGGGTTGTTATTAATGAGAAAAAGTATAGAAGCTATAAAAGGAGATAAATTACAAAACATAAGAAATAATCAAATATATACAGTGGCAGATGTTTGTGGTGAGTCACTAGTTTTAACAGATGAGAATGGCGTTAGTAAAATAAACAAATTAGCTACAATAAAAAGATGGTTTAAAATGTATGAAGAATATGTAGCTCCAGTAGTAATAGATGAATATAGAACTAGAAATAACCGTCGTCCATTACCTGCTCAAACTGGTATTGAAGTTAATAGAGATGATGTAAATACAGTCATAACTAATAATGGATGCTTCCCTAGCCAAAAGAAGGAATATCTAGGAGTATATAAAGAAGGTCAACGTGGAGCAATATGTATGATAAGATTTAGTAAAAAAGGTAATATGCACATAGACATGAAACCTAGTGTATATGAAAAATTAGACTCAAATTATAGATACACATTAGAAACTAGATATGACACTGGTATATATGATAAAACTAGAGGTTACTTTAGAATAAGTGGAGTAAATGATTTAGAAGTATTACAAAATGTAATAATAGCTGCAACAATGTAGGGGGAGAAAACTCCCCTAACTTTATTGGAGGTGCGATATGAAATTAAAAATTGACAAAGGTATTAAATTTAGGGGTAGCTCCTTGTTTGTAAAAATGGGTAGAGATGAGTTGGAATATTTAGATGTTATTAAGTCCTTTAACTCATATTACCATAAAAGTAAAAATATGTGGGAACTACCCAAAGTAGCATTTAAAACTATACTAGATAAGTGTAGTAATTGTGCTATTGATATAATTGGTAAAATACCTAAAGAATTTGAGAATTATTTAGAATTACTGGATAACTACGATAAGCCACTAGCTGAATATAAAAGTAAAACTACACCGTATAGTTATCAGATGGAAAGTTTTTTATACTCTAAAGACCATACTAAATTTCTATTGGCAGATGAACAAGGACTTGGTAAGACCAAACAAGCCTTAGACATAGCAGTGAGTAAAAAAGAACAGATGAAACATTGTTTGATTGTATGTGGAGTTAATGAATTGAAGTGGAACTGGGTACATGAGGTGGCAGTACATACTAACGAACGTGCTCATATATTAGGATTTAAAGATGGAAAAATTGGTAGTGTTCATGAGAGATTATTAGACCTACAAAATAAACATGATGAATTCTTCCTTGTAACTAATATTGAGACCTTAAGAGATATTAAAATACAGGAATACATAAAAATACTTTGTACGTGTGGTGTAATAGGTATGACTATTATAGATGAGATACATAAATGCAAGAACTCTACTAGTATGCAAGGTAAGGCCATTCATTGTTGCTGCACATATTATAAGTTAGCACTAACTGGAACGCCGATAATGAATGCTGCTATAGACCTATACAATGTACTAAAATGGCTAGAAGTTGAGAATCACAGTTTAACTCAGTTCAGGAATCATTATTGTATTATGGGTGGATTTGGTGGATATCAAATAGTTGGATATAAACATCTTGATGAATTACAGAATAGGTTAGACAAATATATGTTGAGAAGGAAAAAAGAAGATGTATTAGATTTACCACCTAAGATTTATACTAATGAAATATTAGAAATGGATAAAGTACAAACTAAATTATATAAAGAAGTAGAGCAGACTATACAAGAGAATATTGATAAGATACTTTTACTACCAAATCCATTAACTGCATTAATACGTTTGAGACAAGCTACTGGCAATCCCGATATTCTGACTACTCATAAAGTGAACAATGTCAAATATAAACGTATGGAAGAATTAGTTGAGGAAGTAGTTAACAATGGAGGTAAAGTTATCATTTTTAGTAACTGGGCAAAAGTAATTGAACCTGCCGCTCAACTACTAGAAAAGTACAATCCAGCTTGTATAACGTCTGAGGTCAAGAACAAGGATGAAGTACTAAGGGAGTTCAAAGAAAACGCTGATTGCCATGTTATATTAGGTACAATCGGCTGTCTAGGTACTGGGTTTACTCTTAATGAAGCTAATACAGTAATATTTTTAGATGAGCCTTGGACGAGTGCTGATAAACAACAAGCTGAGGACAGATGTCACAGAATAGGAACAAAAGGTACAGTTAATATAATTACTCTAATATGTAAGGATACTATAGATGAAAAAGTACATAATATAGTTAATAGTAAACAAGAATTATCAAGTAAAGTAGTTGATAATAAAAAATTATTTAAAGAGATTATGGAGGGATAGATATGAAAATAATAGATGGAAAGATGTATTATAGTCTTACTGAGATTGGAGCCATTATTGGTAGAACAAAAGCTACCATATTAAGATGGTATGAGTATGAAGAAATGTTACCCGTGGAACAACGTACATTACCTGAATACATAACATTAGGAGAACAACATGCTAAATACTTTGCAGCACATGATGTTGATACTTTTGTAAACTTTATGAAGAAAACTAAAAGAGGCACTATGAAAAATGTCAGTGATAAATACAATGGCAACTTAGTAAATAACCGATAATTTCTATACTATATATAGTGATATGAGCTCATATGACCTACTTAAAATAGGTTTTATAGGGCTCATAGATTAATTACTTAAGGAGGGTAAAAAAATGGAGGAATTAAGGGTTTTATTAGCTGAACTAGCTGAGATAAAAGAACTGAATAAAAAGAATAAAGAGCGTGAAAATAACTTAATTAAGAGTACTAAAACTATGTTAGATGAGCAGGGAATTACTAAAGGTGAATATGATGGTATAAAAGTTTCTTATACTGCTAATACTAAAAGTGAATTAGATGATGATACACTTATTCAGATATTACTAAATATGGCACAAGAAAAACCTGAGATAATGGATTGTCTAGTGCCAACATATACTATAGATGAAGATAAACTGGAAGAATTAATGTATGGTGGAATAATAAGTACAGATGACATAGCACCTGCTTATAGAGAGAAAACATATAAAACTTTAAGAGTAAAGAAGGTGAAATAATGGCACTTCCTGGATTCAATGTAAAAAAAGTACCTACTGTACAAAATAAACTAATAGAGGAAATTGTAGACTATTTAAACGATAGAGCAGGAACTAAATATAAACACGATGCTAAAAATACTGTCAAATACATCTCAGCTCGTTTAAAAGAAGGTTACACAATAGAAGATTTTAAATACGTTATAGATGTAAAAGTTGCTGAGTGGGGAGGAACTAATATGGAAATGTATATTAGACCACAAACTTTATTCAGTAATAAAATGGAAAACTATGTCAATCAACCGATGCCACGTAGTAACCGTGCTAGTTATCAAGTTGAGAATGACTATAAACACGACACAACTAATAGAAGGATTTAATCCTTCTATTTTTTTTATACTCAAGTTAGTAAAACGAACAAATTTTCTATACTATATAAAAAAACCTTTTTTAAGGTGAAAAAAATTTAAAATTTTTTAAATTTGGAGTTAGTAAAATCGACTTTTTTACTATACTATATATAAATAAATAAATTAATTAGACTGAAAATAAATAAAGAATCGGTCGGTGGAAGATTATTATGCACCGAAAGTGCATAATTCCCTCAACTAAAAAAGGAGGAATTTATATGATAAGTACTAATAATTATTTAGTAGTTACACCTGACAATTATTTTTTATGTAATGATATTAGACATATTATTAATAGTATTAAACATAGTTGTTATAGATTAAATGCTACTCAATTAAAAAGTTTTAATAGTTGTATTAGAACACATATTAAAAATGATAATTTTAGAGAACCTATTAAAAAGGGAGGTACTAGAAATAAGTTTATAATTAAAGATAATATATATGTAATAAAATT